TAAAACACCTATTGAAAAAGCAGTACATGCTTTATTAGTTCGTGAATTATATCGTGATGGAAAGAAAGTTTATTCAAAAGAACAAATGCCAGAAGATGAAGTAGTTGATTATTCATATCATAGAGTAATTGAAAGAAAAACTTGTGAATTGCTTGACCTTGATTATGAAAAGACTTTGGTAAAAATTGTTGCTAATGATTTATGGACTATTTTTCAATGGAAGAAGCGAGTAACCATTTTGGACTGGAAAGTTTCAATAAAGGGTAATGTTGTCAGTTATTCTATTCAGTATTTAGACGAGGAATAAAATGAGTAAACGTAAACTTAAGTGGGGATTTGTGGAACCGCTCACGGGCGGTTTCTATCTTGGTGCTGAGAAAGCTATTGGTTGCCCAGCCGCTTGGGTATTGTCTTACCCAGGTTTGTGTGCTCACCGTGATGCTGAAGATGGTTCATGCTTTAGTGCAGCAAATGAATATCACTTGATGAAGTATTTGCAGAAGAAAAATCGTCTTCCGCCATACTTGACAATTAACCGTGAGATGTTTGCAGAATTTAAAGGTGACCCAAATGCTTTTGAACCAGAGTTGATTAGAAATGACTTTTCAACTACTGATACCATTGATACTACAAACATGGACATCGTCTGTGCTTTGCCTGTATGTTCCGGTTTGTCAAATGCAACAACCACACCTAATGATGAAACACGCGAAGCTCGTAATCAGAACATGCAGTGGATAACTGAATATGTTCTTCGTAAGATTAAGCCAAAGGCATACATCTTTGAAAATGCACCTGCACTTTTTGCTGGCGCTAAGGGTAAGCCTATTCGTGAATACATCAATAAGGTTGCTGAGGAAACAGGTTATTCAGTTTCTTACTTCAAGACTGATACCATGCTTCATCATAATGCACAGCGCCGTCCGCGTACATTTGTTATTTGCTGGCAGTGGACTGGTGATACAAAGCAGATGCCGCCGATCATTAACTTTGTGAAGGACGAGGTTTCTGTTAAGCAGTTCTTTGATGAAATGCCACAGTATGAACAAACAGAACAGATTCCGCTTGGTTATTCAAATCAAGCTGCATTGGACTATATGAAGTCTGCTCACCCTGATGACTATCGTGAATTGCTTAAGGAAAATACTTCATACGCTCATATCATTCAGAATAATGAACGAGATGCATTTGTTAAGTTCTGTGAAAATTATACCTTTGATGATGCACCTGGCACAAAACATCGTGATTCTACTATTCGTCAGATTAACCATGCTCAAGAAAAGTATGACGCTGGCAGCTGGATCTTTGATACAACTACAGCCGTGATTGATGATAAGAAGAAAATTCCTAGCATCATGCATAAAGTTACACAAGCAAAACTACATCCTTACGAAGATCGTCTGCTTAATGTAGGTGAAATTTTGTATTGCATGGGTATGCCTACTGACTATTACATTTATGGCCAAACATTTGAGAAGACACATCAAACTGGTCAGAATGTTCCAGTAAATACAGCTAAGTACATTGTCAGCGAAATCGTTCGTGTTGTTGAAAATTGGGAAACCGCTAGAAACGAAACGAATGGTAATCCTTTCTTCGGCGAAGATGACAATGTAGAATATGTTGACAACACAAAGCAGACATATTCCTGCAAGCCGGAATAAGAAAAGTTTTTTTTTGCCCAAACTTAAAATGGGCAATTTTATTTTTATATTTTAACTACAATAAAAAAATCAACATAAACATTCAACAGGAGAAAAATCCAATGATGACTAATCTCATTAAAAATACTTTCACTATTGACAAGAAGACCGGCAAGTGCTATGTACTTACCACAAACACTCTTCAGTCACGCAATCGTCGTCAGTGTAAAGACATGCGTATCTATAAGTCTGTAACTAAGCAGATCGCTGAATCCGCACTCGTTCCTGTTACTGACTTTGTAGGTGAACTTTGCTTCAAGGCTGAAAAGATTCAGCGCGGCATGATGAAGCACAGCGATGCTGACAAGACCATTCTTGCACTTCATAAGGATCTTCTTGCTCGCGTAAGAGGTTAATCATGCTGTGGAAAATCTATAAGTTCAAGTGCGATTCCAATGGTTTGCCTTATGGTGATGTAGTTACTTCTATGTGCTACAGCAAAGAACTAATGGAATCTTATAAGAACCGCAAGTTCGTCGTTAAGATTGAAGAAGTTAGCGGTTCTGAAGCAAAAACCGTTTGGTCCGTATAAAGCATGAATTGTTATTTCGTCAATGATATTCACATAGATCAGCAGGGTCTGGATTTAAAGCCAGGCACTAAGCAGACCCGTGTGCTCCATAAATGGATTGACGAAAACTTCTTGCCGGCCGACATCCTGTGTATCGCTGGCGACATTGCAGATGATAGCAGAATCTTTATGGATTTTCTCGCTGCATGCCGCGACCGATATTCAGATGTTGTTTTTGTTTTTGGTGACCACGATATTTCGGTAGCAAACAAGGAATACCCTTCCGTAACCCTTAAGTGTGAATCTATAAATAATTGGGTTGGGGAAATGAAACGGCTTTGTACATCAACACACAAGATAAAGACAAAATTTACAAAGCTAGATGGAAAGGAAATTGTTGATGTAAAGAAAATTCCTTTTGTCGGCTGCATGGGTGCACCAGACTGCTCTTACATCAGTAAGATCTTGGGGCAGGATCCCTCATCTGCTCAAGCGAAAATCTTGACTAAGATGGGTTGGAAAAAATGGTGGTCAAAAGATCCGCTGGAAATATCAGGTGATGAACACGACCGCCTTGCACACGCCGTCATGGTTCGTGATCCGCGTATCGTGGTCACTCATTTTGTTCCGCTCGGCTTGCCTTGTCCTACATCTGATCCTAGAAAAGCATGTTATCAATTTCAAGATGTAGGTGATATTATAAATATGTTGCCGAACGGAACAATTTGGCATTTTGGGCATACACACGCCCGACTAAAAATGAAAAAAGACGGTATCTTATTTCTTTCTAATCCTATTGGTTTACCTGGTGAAAAGGTTAATGTATTAGGTGACTGGAAGAAAGAAGATTTCTTGATTGAATTATAGGAGAAATAAAATGAGAGTTACTGGTGGAAAAATCCTCCTCACTGGCAAGGAAGATAAATCAGTAGGTGGCATTTACATGCCTGAGACTGAAACAGGTAAGCGTACATTTACTGTCGCTGAAGTTGGTCCGGGTTTGTGGAATCCTCTTCGCTGTGAACGTGTTCCTGTTGCCGTAAAGCCGGGCGACCGTGTGGTTGTTGATGTTAGCCTTGCTCCGGAAATCACCATTAAAAAGAATGGCGAAAAGAAGAAGTACTACATCATTCCTGAATCTGAAATTCAGTTTATTCTTGACGAAGGAGAAGTATAATGAAGCTTCTTGACGACAAGATTGTGGTTCGCAGCCTTACCCAAAAGACTGCTGGAGGCATCGTTATCCCAGGCATGCTAGTTGCTTATACTATGTATGAAATCGTCGCCATTGGCCCTGGGCATTATGATAAGCGTTCTGGAACCATCGTTCCAAACGAAGTAAAGGTTGGTGACCGCGTGCTCATCAACTACGGTTCTTGCAAAGAAATTGAAGGCAAGACAATTAACATTGACGGTAATGAAGAAAAGCTCTATCTTTGTGATACTGCTGAAGAATGCATTATTGTTCTAGATGACGATGAGAGTATTGGATAATGAATAAAAAGCTTGTTGCTATCATGGCCGTTACCATTGTCGCTTGGTCGCTGATTCTTACATGCATAGGCGCCTTTGGACCAACGGTTCAAGCCACGATGATTCCCATCTGTTTGAACCTGTTGAAATGGATAGGTATTCTTATTGGCTATGCTATCGCAATCTTTTTGCCTGTCCGCATTTACAATGCTCTTGTCTTAAACAAAACTCGTAAACAGTTAATGGAACTGCAGGAAGAAGCTGCTCGTAAAAAAGCCGCAGAAAATCAGGAAGCCTTGAGACAGCGTGCTGTTGAAGAGGCAATACTTAAAGCCTATTATAAGGAAGAAGACGATGTCTAATCAAACTTTACTTGAAGAAGTAAATACACCTAATCATTACCGCGGTCATGAAAGCGGTATTGAAACAATTTCAATTACTCGTTACTTGCCTAACGACCTTGGTAACGCTTGGAAGTATGGCATGCGCTATGAGGATAAGAATACTCCTAAAAAGGATCTTTTGAAACTTTGTTGGTATATGAACGATTATCGTACTCACTTCATTGACGACAATAATGAGGTGACTGAAAACTTTCATGTTCCGTCTAAAGTTTTAACCCTTATGGAATGCGTAATTGAAGCAGAGCCGAATGAAGTTATCAAAGATTTCTTCAAACAAGTTTATCAGCTCTGTATGGAACAAGGCGTCTTGAACCCTTGTAAATTTAACCAGTGCTTAAAGGGCGTTGAACTTTTAGCAGAAAATTTTTCAGTATAACAGTATTTACATTTTTGTAATCTTTGTTATATTTATACTAAATTTTTAAAACACAAATTAAATAAAGGAAAACAAAATGAATTCTCTTACTATTACTTCTACAAAGATCCTCCCTATTGAGAACGGCATTGGCGGGTGTGTTGCTATCGCTCAGCTTGTTCTTTGTGATGCTATCAAGTTGACTGGCATCAAGCTCATTGATAACGGTGATAAGCGTTATATCACTTATCCTCGTAATGTGAGCAACAAGCAGAAGAAGAGCTACTTCTATCCGCTTAACACTGAAACTTCCGATCTCATCGCAAATCGTCTTTGGGCTGATTACGATAAGGAATTTAAAGCTTAATGAAAAAAGTGAAGCCAAGACCAATTCCTCCGCAGTTAATTCCGCGTAGGAAAAAGGATATGGAGCGACTGGCCGCAAACCCAGCCGCTATCAAGGCTATCATTGAAATGAATAAGTCAGCCGCCGAAGTCTTGGAAAAGCAAAAAACACAACGCGCTCTAACTACTGAAGAATGGTTAGAACGTTCTTTTGCTATTCTACCGGAAGACTTTGATACTGATGAAGTCAAAAACAAGATCAGATCTTGTTTTACCACTGAGACAAAGGAAGCTTAATGACACATACTATGAATGGTAAACAGGTTAGTACTAATGAACTAATCAGCTTTGTAATTGCATCCGTTCTTGAAGATGTTGATAAACATTTTGACGAATATGCTAAATTATGTATTACTGATTGGGAAGAACTGAATGAAGGCGATATGGACGCCATTGAAAAATGGAAACCGCGCGTCTTCGGCAAAATCAATACACGCTTGGGCAAACGAAATATGGTGGAACAGGATGATTGATTTTGAAATTGGTAAAACTTACATTTCACAAAAAGGAATGCCGTTTACTGTTACGGAAATGGACGGTGATAAGATAACCCTTCAATGTAGGTTGCTGAAAAAGAAAGCGATTAAAACACTTTATTGCGGTGTATATGCTGCATTCTTCAGCTTTGGCGAAGATAGAATCTTAGCTGAAAAGATTGTGCCGAATGAAGACCCAAGTGTTGAATATGGTTATAATAAACGAAACGTTACAATGAACACGCATGGAGAGACATATGTCAATGTATTCAAAAGACACAAAGAAGAAGACTAAGACTACCAAGCCTAAGAAGAAAGAACCTGATGTTGAACTTGAATTTAGCCCAGAAGGTGTAGAAGCACTTCAAGACGGTGATATTCAGGAGGCAGTCCAGCAGGGTATTAACCCGTTGGCAATTCCTGACTTGTTTAACAACATTCGTAATAACTATTATGTTGGAAATCGTATCATTTGGTTGACTGGTGAAATTGATTGGCCTGTAATTACTGATGTAATGAAGCGTCTTAACTTTTATGAAGATGGTTCAAAGGATCCTATCTATATCTACATTTCATCACCTGGTGGATTGTGCGATGCTGGTTGGGCTCTCATTGATATGATTGAAAAAATCAAGAAGAAGGATATTGATGTTTACACAATTTGTGCAGGCTCTTGTTCTTCTATGGCAGCCGTAATTCTAGCGGCTGGTACAAAGGGTTGCCGCTATGCATTCCCAAGTTCTCGTATCATGATTCATCAGGCAGGCTTTGGTTTGTTCGGACCTGGCGGTAAGCTTGATGAAATGGCAAATGAAGTTCGTGAACTTCAGTACTGGACCGATTTGACAGCTAAGTACTTTGCTAAGGTTTCTGGTAAATCTATTAAGGATTGTCAGAAATCACTCTCGTATGACAATTACATGAGCGCACCTGAAGCAAAGAAGTTCGGCATCATTGATAAGGTTGATGTGGTATTAGCATAATGCTTACATTAGAGAAAGTTAAAAACTATCTCGCCGAAAAATATGACATCAAAATGACCGGAGATGATCCGGTCATTTTTTCAGAATCTGCACAAAGCGGCGTTACTAGCAGATTGACTAAATGGATGTCAGAACACATTGATGAAGTCGCTGAAGTTCTTAATCGGCTTGAAGATAATGCAGGTATCAATTTTCATGACTATTTTGCAGATGAAGACTTGTTCGTTGAACTTCGTGAAATGCGATATTCCGACCCAGAAAAGTTTTATCTGATTCTTCGTAGTGAAGAATTGTTCCTCAATACTTGCTTAAAGATTAGCGGTGATACAAAATCCATAATTCATTTTAATCTTGAAGATCTGTTCTGACTAATAAATACAAAAAGAGGAAACATGAGTTTTAGAGATTTTTGTTCTAAGGAAAATTACACAATGCAAACTAACCCAGCAGCTATTAGACGAGTGCCACCTAAGAAACCTGCACCTCAGCCAAAGCGTCCGCCGATGACTGAAAGCAGCGATATCTTGGCTGAATCTCAGGAAATGATTGCTACATTGCAGGAAAAAATCCAGCAGGTATTTTACCGTTTTGGTATGGCAGGGCTTGAACGCCTTGATGAAGCTATCATTGATACATGTCAGCAAATGATGTACCCTGATGGCGTACCGCAGTCAACTCGCCGAGCACCAGCAAAAGCAGCTGCCGCTAAACCAGCAGCAAGACCGCAGCCACAACAGCAGCAACCGCGTCGTCCACAGACTGTCGCAGAAATTGCCGCAGCTGCATTAAGATCTATGCCGCCGATGTACGAAGAAGTCAATACTGCACCAGCAGCTAAACAGCCAGCACAGCCTACACCAGAAACTGCTGCACCTATGCCGGCTATGGACAGTTCACGCCGTGCATTTAATCCGTTGACTGATATGGCTCCACCTAAGGCACCGACCCAGACAGATTTTATGGCACAGTTTGCAGGTGAACAGCTGAGCGAAGAAGAACTAGCTATCCTTCAGCAAGGTTTAGCACAGGAAGCAAACTAAATGTCAAAAAATAAACCTAACAAACTTGTAATCAAAGAAAAAGAATATAAAGACCTCGTAATTGTGAATGGGACGATTACCGAGGCACATGCCAATGCGATGTTCACTGTTGAACTTGACAATGGCGTGGAAGTTAAATTACCTATCTCAGGTAAAATACGAAAGTTCAAGGTTAAGATTACCCCGGGAGATAGGGTTCAGGTTGGCATAAATACATATGATCTAACTAAGGGTCGTATTTTATTTAGGCTCAAAAAGGAAGAATAGGTATGATTATTCCACCATATAAGCCGGATCATGAGTATTCCTATTGGGAGTTAGCAAACAAGCACCCTGAGTATGCGCAAATGCTCGGTAATGCTTGGGCTCCATACGAGGCAAAACCTGACCTCGCAGGTTTACCCCCGGAAGTGGTGAAAATGATACCTCAGGAATGCCGCGAAGGCAAACCGAATGACCGTATAGATGCATGGATCTTAACCAAATAAATACTATATGGAAGAAGTGGAAGTAGCTTTAGACTTTTGGAATAAATTGAGCGAAGCGCTTGAAGACGAAAACGGCCTTAGCTGTTTACGCCGCGTGGTAAATAATGCACGTGTACTGAGCTCAATGATGGAAGCCAATGGCATGCTTACCGAAGCAAATAATCTTGTCAGCACAATGCAGACAATGAATAAGAAGTTGACGATGGCAACGCATAATCGTTCGGTTGATAATGTGTTGGTATTCGTATTCCTTAAATCATTGCTTACTTTGCCAACAAGAACTAAAGCATTCCGACTTGGCCTAATTGATAAAGACGGTCGCCTTATTAAGCAGCCTAAAACAAAGGAAGAACATGACTGCATCTCAAATCTTGACTTGCTTATGTTCAAAATTCGTAAGTGGCTTGCTCCAAAAATGCAATTCTTAACCACCGTTTCTTGGCTAAAGAGTGCAGGAAACGATGCTCGTGTACAGAACTATTTCTCAAACACAGAAACTGTTTCAAGAACTTATATGGTTAATCGCGTAAACAAAGATCTTGAACGAATTTTAGATAAGGGTTAATTATGGCTTGTCCTGAATGCGAAGCACAGCGTGCCGTTTACGGTTTTGTGTTAGAAGTTGGCGGAACATACATGACCAAGGTTGAAGAAATCAAGGCATGTTGCCCAGTTGAAGTTGAGGTAACTGAAATTACCACACTGGACGTCAAATTCACACACAAGGGTAAAACCTATAAAATGAACAAAAAGAAATTTCTTAGCTCAAGCTGGAGAAAATATGAGTCATATTAAAATGCAATTAAATGAGGCAATACAGATTCTTGAGGCTAATGGATTTGGCGCTGAAATTTCAAATAAGCGTTTGAGAAAAATGCTTAATGATGCCGGCTATTCCGATGTGCATCTTATCAAAGGCGATGGTTATCTTTATGTAGACGCTGATGATGCACAACATCAGGACTGGTTGAACGCTTTGGACAGCACATCAATTTATCTCAATTCATTTAATCAGCAGTCACCTGAAGAATGGTTCCAGGACATTATCATGATGCTTCGTAAAGGCCGTAATGCTTACATTGAAAAGCACCCTGACGGACCTGAAGATGTAAATGAAGATTTTGGTATTGGCGTAGGCGGTATGACTGGCGCTGACCAAGGTATTCCAATGGGTGGTGACTGCAAAGCCGTTGTAGCAAAAAGAATGGACGGTGGAACACCTGCTTGCCGTTTTCGCAGAAGAATCAAGAAAAGAAGAAAAGCTAAGTAATGAACGAAGATTTTGAAAGAACAAGCGAAGTTGTAAACGGCTATTTTTATACATACGCTTATAAAGCAACAAGCGCAGATCCAGCATACGATAGACTGCCGTTTATTTACTGCTTAGCCCCACATCCTAAAAGTCAGAATTGTTTCATTGGCATAAATCTTCACCATTTACCAACCAGTGAACGAATAGATTTTCTTGTTGAACTTGAAAGGCTATATCACATATTGGATAATGAAGAACGAGCCATTGTAGATATTGATGTTATTAGACGAACGATGCCTTCAGCCAAGCTTGCCTTGCGTGTTTATAACAGAAAAAATGTTAGCCGTTGCTATCGTGTTTTAAATAAAGCGGTTGGCAGATACATAGACAATGATGGCGATATTTACTTGGCTGAACCATCAACTATTATGAACAAGTATTGGACAAACTATGCTGGCGCTAAATCCGCCAAATCTCAGGAGCCTGAACAAAAGGAAGAGTAATCGTTTGAATTACGGCTTAATTTATCATACACTGATTAGCCGCGCACAAACTCGAGACGAATACATACCATATACCGAGCAGCATCACATACTGCCTCGGTCAGAAGGTGGATCTAATAAAAAATCAAATAAGGTGGAGCTTACGCCCAAAGAGCATCACCTATGCCATTTGTGCTTAATAAGAATGGGCATGTGCTTAAAGTATTGTTTTAGACATTTGAATATCCGCGAGTATTGCGAAATGAAATACCAAGAAAAGAAAAAGAAGCATCTCATCTGATTTTTGTTGCGGACAGATAGTTTACCCGCTATTTGCTGTTGCTTCCAACTGCAGCTAACGCAACTTTATAAATATATTAGACGTATTTGGAAGATGCGTCTTAAAATAAAGCGAGGGTAAGATGACATACAACATCTATAAATGTATTGTATGTGGCAAAGATTGTCACAACATTGGCAAACATATAGCCAAGCATGGTTTAACACCACAAGAGTATTATGATAAATTTTTAAAAACGGGCAATGAAGGAATCTGTCCCGTTTGTGGTGCGGAAACCAAATTTAAGAAAATTACACAAGGATATGCAGCATATTGCTGTTTTGAACATTTCCGTATTTCAGATTTAGTTAAAGAACACCGTAAAAACACAAATTTGGAAAAATTTGGTGTTGAAAATTGTTTTCAGTCGCATGAATGCATGCAAAAGGCTGATGAAACGAAACTGTTAAAATATGGTGATGCAAAATTTAGAAACGAAGTGAAAATACGAGAAACCTGTTTAACAAAGTATGGTTTTGAAAATCCTGCACAATCTGAAATGGTGAAACAGAAAATAAATGATAGCATGATAAAACATTTTGGCTGTCATAACTCGCAGGATCCTGAATGTCGTAAACGCATGCGTACCAGATATACATATGAAAACATAAAATTTGATAGTTCATATGAAATAGCATTTTATATCTGGAATAAAGATCATGGCATAAATGTTGAAAGATGCTATGATTCGTTTGAATACGAAGTAAACAGAAAAATACACAAATACTTTCCTGATTTTAAAATCAATGATTCATATTATGAAATAAAAGGAGAACATTTAATTACACAAGATAGGCAACATTTAATAGATCCACATAAACATAGCATAACTGATGAAACAGAAGCCAAAATGCAATGCATTAGAAAAAATAACATTGAAATAGTTGATAAAGACAAAATAATTTTTTATATTAAATATGTTAAGCAAAAATATGGGCAAAACTATATAAAGCAATTTAAAAAATAAAGGAACAACATGAGTAAAGCTTATGATGCTAGTGCGATTGACGTACTAAACGGTTTAACCGCAATAAGAAAGCGCCCTGACATGTATGTAGGCGCTACATCAGGCGACCCTGCTGCTGCGCTATACAGAATCTTGAGGGAAGCTATTGATAATTCTCTTGATGAATACCTTGGAGGATTTAACAAACAGTTGTATGTCTTTTATAACACACAGACATTTGAAACAACTGTACTTGATAATGGTCGTGGCATTCCGGTAGGTTGGAATGAAAAGGCTGGCATGGACGCATTAACCGCTGTTGTATCTCAGGTTCATGCTGGCGGTAAATTTGACCACGATGTGTATAAGACATCATCAGGTAAAAACGGCGTAGGTATCACTGCGCTCAATGCACTTTCTAAACGCTTGCAGGTTTGGTCAAACAACAGCAAGGGCAAAAAGTGGTATACACAGGTTTTTGAAAAGGGTGAAATTAAATCAGAAGTTCTTCACAATGATCCGCCTAAGGAATTGAAGAGCTTAATTTCCACCACAGGTACAATTTTAAGATGGACACCTGACCCAACAATTTTCACAGATAGCTGCCGTCTTGATGTTGCCCGTTTGAAACACGAGCTTCATGACATTCAGTATCTGTGTCCATTCTTGCACATTCATATGATCATTGACGGTGAAGAAATTGAATTCTTCTCTGAAGATGGACTTGGTGAACTTGTCGCAAAGAATCCGACTGACGATTGCATCTTTTCTTATTCAGATGAATTTACCGATGTAGCATTGAATTTTACAAAGGGCGATGGAACAACATTTAAGTCCTATGTGAATATCTGTTACACAAATCTTGGTGGTACACATCTTGATGGTTTGAAGAAGGCTATCACGAATGTTGTCAAGGATAATTCAAAACAGAAGATTACCAATGACGATATTCTTGAAGGTGTAATTGGTGCCATTCATCATCGCATGGCTGAACCTCAATATCAGGGACAGACAAAGAACGAACTTACTAATTCCGAAGTTGAAAAGGAAATCATTGACAAGATGACACCTGCTTTGGAAAAGTTCTTCAAGAAGAACAAAGATGTTTTGAAGCGTATTGTTGAGTACGCTGAAAAGATGCTTGAACAAAGAAATAAGATGAAGGCATCTAAGGACTTGTTGAAAGGTCTTAAGACACTTAACGCATCCGCAAACAGAATCTCTGACAAATTCCTTGACGCTGACCGCCGTAAGTTCAAGAATCCAAAGGATTTGGAAATGTTCATTGTTGAAGGTGACTCCGCAGGCGGTCACTTTAAACAGGCTCGTGAAGGTTTCCAAGGCGAACTTAAGATCCGCGGTAAAATCATTAACGCTGCGAAAGCAAATCCTGAAGACTTGTTTGGCAAGCCGGGCAAGAAGGACGGAAAAGACGGTAACCGCGAAATCAAGGATCTTGTAGCTGCTTTAGGTTGCGGCGTTGGTGAAAATTATGATGAAGCAAAACTTCGCTTCAACAAGGTTATTATTCTATCTGACGCCGATGTTGATGGACAACATATTGCTAACCTTTGTTTGGCATTCTTTATCAACTATATGCCGGATCTTGTAAAGAACGGACATGTCTATATCATTGATGCACCGTTGTTTATTGCCACATCTGCAAAGCACAAAGTATTTGGTATGACTCGTGCTGAAGTTGATAATCAGATGAAGAAACTGAAATGTTCAGATTATACCGTTACACGGCTTAAAGGTTGGGGTGAAACTTCCGCTGAACAGTTGAGTGAACTATGTCTAAATCCGAAGACAAGAAAACTCATTCAGATTAAATGGACTGACGCTACTGAAAAGATGTGCGAATCTACAATGGGTGGCGATGTTGCATTCCGTAAGGAACTGCTCGGAATTTAAGGAGTGCTTATGCCTAAGAAGGTAATGGTATTTTACAAGCCGTTGAACTGTTTAAGTAAGCCAGAATTTGATGTAGCCCACGAAGTTATCATACCTGATAGCTGGAGTGACGCAGTAATCAAAGAATGGTATACGAAAAGACATTCACACATTAACGGTGTTGGGATAAAAGTATTTGATGTGACTTACTTAGATAATTGACAAAGTTAATGTAAGTTAATATATTTACTATATGAACAGAGGTGATTTTATAAGCAAGATCTTACGCCGTTATGCGGCGTTTTATGACGAAAGACCATGTCCGATTGAATACAGGTCAGTCGCTATGCAATTTAACTGGAGGTGGGATACTTTGTTTGCTAATAAACCGTTGTTTACAGCAGACAGTATTTTATATGACTATTCGTCGCTGCTTGACATGGAAGTTAACAGAGAGAACTATGAAAAGTTCTTGCGTGATCCGTGCATGGGTGTCAAAGCATTTGAAATAAGCAAAGTCTCGTATAGTAAAGCTGAAGAAATCATGCTGCGTAATTTACAAGCACACGAAAGATTTGAAAAGCTACTCGCAAAAGCAGAAACAATTAAATCAATCATGGAGGAATAATGGGTATCTCCGATTTTCTTGAAGTAGAAACTGATCCCAATCAAAAGACTGTTGATGCTGACAGCCTTTTAAAGAAAAACATTTATGATTACGGTATGGATGTTATCTCCGACCGTGCATTGTCTGATTATCGTGACGGTCTAAAGCCTGCACAAAGACGCTTGCTTAAGGCCGCCGAAGATCTTCATGCAACTTGGAACAATAAGACTGTTAAGTCAGCCCGTATCACAGGTGACTGTATGGGTAAGTATCACCCGCACAGCGCTGCTTATGGTTCACTTGCCACAATGGCAACATGTGAATATCCGATCATTCATGGGCAGGGTAACTGGGGATCTTTGACTGATGGACCAGCTGCAGAAAGATATACCGAAGCGAAGATTTCACAGCTTGGCATGAAGATGCTTGAATGTAATGATGTCGCTGATATGGTTCCAAATTACACAGGTGAATTTATGGAACCTGTTGTCATTCCGACTCGTTTTCCAAACTTCTTTGTCAATGAATGTTCAGGTATCGCTGTTGGTTTGTCTGTGAACATTCCGTCACACAACCTTAAGGAAATCGTCGAAGCGATGAAGGTTGTTGTTAAGAAGGGCCAGGCAACAAAGGTCAAGGATATTATGAAGTATCTGAAAGGACCTGATTACAAGTACGGCGGACATATCATTTCAACACCAGCTGAAATCGCAGAAGTATATGAAAAGGGTGAAGGCTCAATTAAGTATGAATGCGATTATACATTAAAGCCGGAAAAACGAAATGTACTTTTGACAGTCACTGGCTATTGTCCTGGCTTCTCGCCTAATGCTTTTATGAAAAAGATGGACGATCTTATTGATGAAAACATCGTCCTGTATGTTAACGATTCTTCAACCAAAACTGACCCATGTAAGATTGAGGTTTTGATTAAGTCAAAGGAAGACTTTGAAAAGAAGATTCATAAGCAGCTTATCAAAGCAGAATCTTATCGCTTCTATGCTATTGAAAGAACAAAGTCTGACGCTGTTGAGAAGGATATTGATACATCTGTCTTGATTCCAAATATGGTTGACCTGATGAATATGTGGGTTGACTGGAGAAAGGAAATTGAGACTAAAATGTGTAATGTTGAAAAAGGCATTACACAGGACAGGAAAAAGAAAGCAGAATGGCGTCTTCTTGCAAGTAAGAATTTGAAGGTCATTATGAAGGGACTTGAAAGCGATGATCCCGTTACATACATTGCTGAAAATCTTCCTGGCTTAAAGGGTGAACCTGATGCAATGGAAGGAGCAAAGTATATCTGTGACCAGCGTGTAATTTCACTGCGTAAGATTGACCAGGAAAAAACTGAACAGGACATCAAGGATCTTCAAACTCACATTAATGAACTTGACTATGACATCGCACACATTGCTGATGTTGTCATTCGTGAACTTGACAAACTGAAACCGTTCTACCGTGACAGAAAATTGGCAGTCAATAATGAATGAGCTAACATTAAAGCCAGCGGTTGAATTTGAACATATAGGGACGAAGTATTGCTTTAATGTAATTGACTCCCTATACATTCAAGCTATACCCTTTGAGAAATTTGAGAAGGGTTATGCTTGGTTTTCTTGCCCATGCTTTTGCTATGCAAGTATCGTGAAGAAAATTCACGACCAGTATAATGATGTATGTAACTTTCCGTTAGAGATTCTTAATTCAGAAAAACGAATTGAATTCTTGAAACGAATTATTGAGCGAAAAGACTATAAAGACTGTTGGGGTTGTCCAAAACTTGAAATGGCGCCAACAACAGGATTTTGGAATCGTGATGATTTTGAATACGCTTGGGGTGAGACAGGCATTGATATTTGGCGTCAGTATTCAAAGAAGAAACTGACCAATCCATTGCCTTACACAATTGTGTTTAATCTTGACTCATCGTGTAACTTGAAATGCAAGACTTGCCGACCCGATTACATTCGTCATACATACGACATTACTGAGGAAGACTCAACGCAGCTTATTGAAATGGCTAAGATGGTTCCTCACATTTCCATCGGCGGTGACGGTGAATTTTTCGCTAGTCATAACTATGATGCTTTGTTGGCAGCTGATTTGACTGAGAATAGTAAGCTCAGATATATAACACTGTATACGAACGGCACACTGATGAATGAAACGAACTGGAACAAAATCAATCTTGCCACAAGACAGAAACTTATCAAGGAAATCAAGGTAAGTATGGACGCTGCTTGTGAGGAGACCTATTTGAAGGTTCGCGGTCCGTGGTGGAATCAGCTAATGAAAAACCTTGACTTCATTCGGCCTATCGCAAAAACATATGGCATTGAAATGTTCACGACATTTACTATAAGCAAGTATAATGTTCAAGATGTTTCAAAGTTTCATGACTTTGCTAAATCGTTAGGCTTTGACCGCGTAATGTTCCAGTTTGCTCGTGAGATATTCCACCCAGAGCTTGGGGAAGGTGAAGACTTCATTGTTCCGCCTGACCAGCGAAAGGATATTATGGACTATCTGCTTGAACTTCAAAGACAGGAAGGGCCAACGAAGGTAATCATTGAATGATAAAACATATTAAGATTAAAGCAAGTGAACTTACAGAGGAGATGGCATCGTCTCCTCTCTTTCCTAGTTTTGTAAGAAAGCAAATTGCTGACATAGCTGAAGCGATAGCTCGTGATAAGATTGCCATTTCACAGAACCCGTGGATGGACGAGAATAAAGAACTTTGGCTTAATAAATATGAACACATGGAATTGAGCTTTTATTATGATGACAGTAATAACAATGACAAGCTGGCCAAAACGAATACACAGAGTGAAGCCAGCGATAGAACGCTTTCTTAAGCAGCAAACAATTAAGCCAGATTACTTTTATCTTTGGCTTGCAGAAAGCGAGTTCCCAAACAAAGAAAAGGACTTGCCAGCAACATTGATGCGTTGCTTGATAGACAATAACATTACATTGTGTTGGACGCCCAACAATGAATACTGTCATAAGCGCTGGTATGTATACCCACGCCATTTTGATGATCTTGTTATTGCCATTGACGAGGACCAAGTTTATCCTGATGATCTGATTAGACTCGTTAAGAATAGAATGAATGATTGCCCAGATACGATTATCACTATTGCCCGCACAGAATACAACAAGTTAACTTTCAATGATTCTTTCAGGCCGGTAATTGAACCAACTGAAAACTTACACATTGATACGCCGATGTTCTGCGGTCAGTGTGCTTTTCCGCCAGGTACATTTCCACTTGAAGCAGTAATGCAAAAGTACCTTGGAATACGAGATGCTTTTACGCCTAAGTGCGATGAATGCTGGCTATTGCCTTGGCTTGTTAGGAATGGCAAATATGATATTACAACGGTAACCAAATTAAATGAACTAGATGACGATGACACTGCATTGTATAAAGAACTTCGTGCTGTTAATTTGGAAACATGGAAAGAACCGAAGTGGATTTCTATGTACAATGTGCTGAGTAAAATTGCAGCGTTGGATAAATGGCAGAAAATTTTCAAAGGTTACAGAGCCCCTAAGGTCAATGAAAAACGACAGGTTATTCTTGCTTTAAACTGCGGTTCAAATGATGTTCCTTGGAAGGTAAGGCAAATTATTGACTCAGCATTAAACGGCCTCTATGCGCCTGATAAAGTTATTGTAAATCGTCCATTAGTTGATATGCCAGACAAAACTGAAACCATTATGGCTATGTCAATAAATGAAAATTGTGCAAGTAGAATAGCCGATAAGGATGCGATTATTGTTTCCGTTAGCACCAACTATGCTGAGTTCCGTAAGGATACCATTTCAACATTGCTAAAGACATACTTGAACGGAAACAAGCATGTTGTGTTTGGCGAAGAATTTAGAAAGTATGAAAACAACGGAAATGTATTCTACTCACCGCGTGTAATGCTTTTTGATAACTCGGCTAACATTGACTTCTATGATGTGCCTTATTTCAACCCTCATCTTGATACATGCCTGAAGGTTTGTCAAGCATATCATAATGATTTTGCGATAGCACCAACAAGCTTAGATAATGTAACCGAAGAATGGGAGAATTCTTCACCTGAATTTAAAGGAATGATTGAACATGCATATTTTAACACCTAAGATTGATATTCCATATCAGACGAATACCAATGATAAAATTTATGATCTTGAAATTTGCTTGCTTATAAAATCAAATAATGAACACGATTTTTTAACATGGCTTGATTGGCATTTTAATTACATCAAGATTGACCATTTATGGATTTATGATAATGGTTGCACATTCAATTTACATGAAGCAGTAAAACCGTATAGCGATAAAGTAAGAATTACCAAAGTAGAGGGTACACCGCATCAGGCTGATATCTATACTAATCATGTAAGAAACATCAGCAAAGCAAAATTTGTTTTGCCTATAGATGATGATGAATTTATTTTTTCAAATGTTGATTTTAAAACATACCTACAAACAATGAACCTGCCAAAATTTGCTTTACGCTCTTTATTGATGGTTCCAAAAGATCCCGTTGAAAAGCGTGGTGATGAAAACATATTTCAGCTATGTGACCATTTTGTGTTACAACATTGCCGTGAAAACCGTGAAGTAAAATGCGTGCTAAACACTGAGTATTCTCATTTTTATTTTGATGTAAAACGATATGAAGACGCGACTCGACAACCAAATGGATACGCTGATTGGCGTGACGAACAAATTTCGCCTGACGATCAGATAAATGATAAAGAGCATAACATTGATTTTAATTATACACTATGTGGCAATGTTCATAATCCCATTACAACTGATGAAGTCGGAAATCGTATTCCAGCACTTGACATTTATTTAAATGAAGTTCACGGATTTCTTTCGCCTAATACCAACACACCTGGTGAAATTTTCTTAGCTCACATGAAAGTTCGCACGAAGGAAGAATGGGATTGGAAATGCAATGTAAGAAAAGTAGTTGCTGATATGCAGCCTGGCTATTATGATTCTCAATACCGTTTATATGATGATATTTATAAAGCAGAACGCCAGAAATTTACTGGGTTTTTAGAGCTGTATAAATAATATATGATAAACGAATTTAGTATATTTGGCAAAAAGAAGAATCAGGCAATTCCTATTAAACGCATCAAGGAATTGTTTAGCCAGTTTGGTTTTATCGTTTTTCAGGTTGATGACTATACTGGCTTTTTGTCAAGACCGCCTTATGATATTCGTTTTGCTCCAGTTGAATATAAAGACAAAATTGGAACTCGCTTAACATATAAGATCGGCAATAGCGTTCAGGAAGATTCTATATACTTCAATGAACACGACATTTTAGAGTTCTTGTATCAAAACAGTAATACCATACGCCGTGGTCATAAAGTTTTGGAAGATACATTCCAAGAAGATTTGTTGAGGTTCTTGCATGAGTAATTGGAAACAAGAAGGATATGATCCGTCGCAGCATGGCTGGCACAAAGGCGAAATAGACGGTTTGCCTCGTGGCGGTTATGCAAAGAATTATTTCTTCGCAGATACATTCCGTTGTGTTGATACGGCCTTTGGTAATTTCTTCAACAACATGCATATTTACCACTTTACCAAAGAAGGCGAACCTAAGAAGGAAATTGAAATTCCTATCAAGTATGGTCCAAGAACAAAAGCATTTGATTACCGTACTGAAAAGGAAACTGGTAAAAAGTATTATGTTCAGTTGCCTAACATCACATATCAGCAGACTGGTGCTCAATGGTCAGCTGAGCGTGCTGCAGGTCAGCGTGAAGTAAGAACATTCTATGCACAATTCTTTGACAAGAATGGCGTTGACTATACAATGCAGGAAAAATTCTGGAAAGATATTCAGCCAGTTCCGTATGACATTACTTATGAGTTAGTTGGTCATTTTGAATTTCTAGATGACGCCAATCAATTCAGTGAACAGATCCTTGCTCGCTTTAGCCCGGAATGCTATTTGAATGTTAAGGAATTTTGGTTCGCAAATATCCGTCGTTCATTGAAGATGAAACTTGAATCATATTCTCGTGAAGCAAACGTTGACTATCAAGAAGAAGAAAAAAGAGAAATCACTGTTACATTTGCATTCACCGTTGAAGCGATGTTCTATAAGCCTATTGAAGTTGGCTACATCATTGACCAAATCGTAACTACATTGAGGGTAAACAAAGGTGGTACAGATCATGCCTGGCAGTTTGGTATTAGCGGCAACTATGATGGTTCATTTGATAACCGACATAATTTCAAGGAAATATATGGGACAAAGATTGGTCGTGTTTCAGCAGTAAAACCTGAGAGCACCATTCCTGACTATACATATAAAGGTAATGTTGCCCAGTCATGGTCGGCTAGATATGAATATGAAGAATACGCTGACATTACGAATTATCCGTTTGGTGCTAAACAGTTCTATGGCATAAGTGCAGTTCGTGATGATGATAAGAGCATTTATAATTCATTACTGAACGCAGATGGTTCACCTATAAACGCTGCTTGTTCAGCTATTGTTGCTCCAGAAGATAAAGACTTTACTTTCTGGCACGATGTCAGCTGGTCAAACTGCTATACAACCATCAAGACATACAAAGACCTATCTGGTTATGGCGATTTTACTTCCTCAACTGTTTTCCGCGCTGGTACAAAGGATGCCGACCTTGGCACAAGAGTTGTCAAAGATGCTCCGTATATTACTTCTGCCGGTATTTTACACGAGGATAAATAAATAAATTAGGAGTTAATTTTTAGGAGATTTTCATGAAGTATAAGAAGTTGAACGAATGTGGTGTTAACCGCGACCAACTAGAGGACGCTATTGACACTTACATGGATCATTCTGATAAGTATGATGTTCCGTTTAGCCACGCTGATATGCTAAAGTTTGTTGCTGAACAGCTCGGTCTTGATGAGGACACAGTTGACAATGAATTTGGTAAGATCATTGATGCAGCCGTCAATTTTGATGAAGATGCTTACATCAATGCTTGCGATGCTAAATTCCGCGAACAGGAACTAAAAGATTCTTTCATGGATTTTGTCCACAAGAAGCTTGCTCGTATGAACGAAGCTAAGGGACTTGATAAGGCTGAACTTATGAAGGATCCAGGCCTCGCTGCTTACCGCAAAACACAAGCATATCGTGCCTCTGACCAGGAAGGCAAATACCGTATGTTATGGCGCTATATTGTCAGCGAACATAGTGCTAAAGTAAAATCTGAAGATGAACTTGCTGATGTATGCATGGAAATTGCCATGTACGACGAACAACAGTTCTAATAAATAAAAGAAAGGAGATTTAACATGAGTTTTAAGACATGGCTTCATAACGATTACAAGGCAATGAACGAAGAAGTGGACCAGGGTCCACTCGACGTTGAAGCTGCAGTTGACCAGCAGGCTACCGCAGCCGAAACAAATAAGCAGGGCGCAGCACCTTCCAAGTTTGGTGAATATCTTGTTGCTCAGGATTTGACTGAACATCTAGCAAAGCTTGGTTCCGATGTTGGTGACGCTGTTTTGAACTTCGCTACAAAGACATTCGTTAAGCCGGAAATGTTTGATAGCAAGGACGCTTATGATAAGTATATCAATGCTATGAATCAGAAGATTGGCCTTGACTATAAAAAGAAGATGATTGAAGTTTTGAGCAATGCTGGTGTCTTCATTGAAAACACTAAGCGTTCTCTTGGTAAGAAATCTTCTACCTAAGATTTTGCTTCTTAACTAATCAACTCCTTGGAAGACCGAGCAAATGCTCGGTCTTTTTTCATTGGATAAATATATTGGAGGATGATTTATGATTAAAACCATTTACTTAGATATGGACGGCGTTTTGGCTGATTTTGAGAAAGGCTGCAAAGACGGCGGTATTATGGGTGACAATGGTAGACCCATTTGGCCTAAGCTTTTTAAAGCAGGCCCTGACTTTTGGGCTAACCTAGCATGGATGCCAGGTGCACAAACCTTCTATACATGGCTAAACAAGTTCTGTAAAGACAATAAGATTGACCTGTGCATTCTAAGTGCAGCTGGTAAAACAGGTTGGAAGGCTGCTGATACTGGTAAAAAGGATTGGTTGGCTAAGAACTGTCCTGATATTCCACAACAGAACATTTATATCGTTCAGACCGGCGATGGCGTATCTGCCGCTGAAAAGAAAGCAAAGCATGCAAAAGACAATGCACTGCTAATTGATGATTTTGGTAAGAACATCAATGCTTTCATTATGGCTGGTGGTCAGGCTATCAAATACGAAGATCCTAAAAAGGTAAGAGACGCTATCTTGGAGCTTGTATAATGACAGACTTTGCCTCAGAATTTGCTCGTGTATTTGGTAACGGCTGCGATGTCAAGAATACTGACTGGAACGGCAAGCGTTATTTTGATAGTCTTAATAATCCTGACTATGAAGCTGAACATGCACTAGCACAATCGCTTACTTCTGAGGCTTATATGCAGTCAGGTTTTAGCGTCCAGTATTTTATCAAGAAGAACTCGGTTGACCGCGATAAACTGTATGGTGAAGACGCTTTAGAAAACTTTGAAAGACGCTTTAAGCTACAGGTATATGCCGACAGCGTGCCTGCTTTGCAGAAAATGTATCAACTGCAGGGTATGATCTATACTGAAATCGTTACAGTACAAGCAACCATCATGCATTTTGAAGAAGCGTCAACTGTTGACTTTGTTACTGGCGAAGCATCATGGCCGGCTGCTGTACCTGCTATTGGCGATGTAATGTATTTTCCTTGGTGCGACCTTTACTATGAAGTTTTGAATGTAAAGGAATTTGCTGAAGGTACGGCATTCCTATCAAAGCCAATTACATATACATTCAGCTTGCGTGTTTGGCGTAATTCACATGAAGATGTTGATATTGCTAAAGCCAATGATGATAAGATGGAACACCTACGCAGCTATGTTGAACTGTCTGAAGTATTTGATATGAATCACAAGACTTCACCTACTGAACATGAAAATGAAAGCCTTGGCATTGCTGAGGATATTCCATTACCTACTTCAAAGGTAAAAGCAGATGGCGATGTTTTGGCCATCAATCGTAAGCTAGAAAATGATACCAATTCACAAGTACTTTGGGAAGACCGCACTAAAGGCAAGCCGTCTGTTGACCCTTGGGCTGGCTGGTAATAAATAAATCAAAGAGGATTTTTGTTATGGCAACGAATAACATTAGAAATAAACTATTTGATAATGCAGTGGACTTAGCTGATGAAGACGGCTATATTGATGAAGTTGACCTTACCGTTCAACCGTGGAACAGAACAACGGTTGCTGATGGCCAATGGTTAAATGACCATGCCATTAAACCACTAAGCTCACGCGATTTGTTTCTAGCCGACTGCATTGACGCAGCAAATTTACAAATTGAAACAATTTCAGCAAACCTTGCTTCTATTGGCGTTGGCGGAGCTGGTAGTGGATCATCTGGAACAAACGGTATAGTTGCTGGTAAGCTGGGAAGATCAAACGCAACATTCTCAGATAACAGCGATAACATGAGTGAAAAGAGTGTTGCTCGTGTTCCAGGAGGTCTTGCTGACACCATTCAGCCGGCATATTCATTGCAGTATTTTGGTTTTGGCCCGCAGGCACGAGGTGCTGAAAAGTTAACAGGTTCAATTACGCAGAACAAAAACGCGATCATTCAAGCAAACATGAATACAGGAATCGCTAGTCAGATTGCATTAACACCTAGCGGCATGTATTATCGTGGCATTGAATCCTTATCGCCGAACAACTATGAAGTACTAGAACCAAAAGATTTCTTACAAGTAATGATGAGCCCAGTTTTAACAGCTGATAAATCTGGTGTCATTACTTATAGTACAGACACAAATACATTTAACATAGCTGCTTTGCCTGATGCTACAACAGCGGTAACTGGTGTTACAGGAAATCATCTTACATTAACTGAAAATAAAGTATGTTTTGCATCTGCTTTTGCCAGCGACAAATTATATTTTGTGTGTGAGTCCGGATTTAAGGAATATACAGCACCACAGCCGCAGTTAAAAACGGATGGTGGTCTTACTGCCGATGATCAAGGCAAACTTCAGCTCGCTATGCCACGGAATGGTGGAATGTTTGCTTTTAACTATAATAGTAACAGTAATACGATCACGCCTACATTATTTTCTCTGCCAACATATGATACGGCAGATGATTGCTCACTTACAGCAAATACTCAAGGTAACTGGGTTGTTAACCGCGGCACGTATTTAACACTTGATACTACCGATAAAAACCTTACTATAGATGTTACTGCATTAGCAGCTGGCATGAAATCTTATTTAGATATACCATCCTTCGCTTCTTCCGCTGCGATCCAGCCGACTGCAGCCAATTCTAACGTATACGAACTGAAGTATATGTCAGGTCATTTTAAGACCGCTAATAATGAATTTCAGCTTAACCTAAAGAACAATGGCGGTATCATATCCGATAACGGTTTATGTCTTTCACTATCAGGATTGTCTGCATTTAGCGCAGATGAAGTTAGCTCATTTACATATAATGGTTATATTGCTACTAAGGCTGGTACAATTACACCATTTATTACTGTGAAAAACCCAGCAAACGAAGATCCTAATCAAGGAAGACTAGGCGTAAATGTTAATTTCCTTCTACATGGTTTTACTGTTAAGGATAATTCATCATTAGCTACAGTAATAGCCAATTTTGATCGACGCATCGCTGCACTGGAAGCAGCGAATAACGTAACGGATAATAACCAATAATTTAATTCAAATAAGACGGCGTTTCTACGCCGTCTTTTTGTGTTTGCATTCTAATAAATAAAATAAATTAGTTCAAAAAATGTGAGTGAGTGATTTTATTAGATGTTTAATTTGCTAAAAGAGGTATTTTATGGCAAAGTATTCAGTTCCGGGAATTAGATTCACCGAGATTGATAATTCTGTCCGTACCAACGCCGAACCAGGCCTTGGTATTGGTGCTATCGTCATGAAGTCCAATAAGGGCCCTGTTAACCAGCGCATTATGACTTCCTCTTACGATGAATTTACAAGAATTTTTGGCCAGCCTGAAGAATTGACTGACTATGGTCACTTCGCTGCTGAAAATTATCTTACTAACTCAAATCAGCTTTTCGCTATCCGTGCTACAATGGGTGATGAACAGTACGCACAGATTCAGTATCCTTATACTGATGCTGAAGCAGACTATCGTTATCAGTCACAGGATGTAGCTCAGTTCAAGTATATCAGCAACGAAGATGCATCTGATCTCGTTTTGCTTGACCCACTTGATGGTTCTGACCCAGTCGCCGACTTGCATACATTCACTGGTAGCAATGAATATACTGCACCTAACGCTGACAGACATTTTTATCTTAATCAAAAAGCTCAGTTCTGCACTATTAAAGATTTGATTACAGACGCTGCTCCAGCTATTGCCGTGTTCAAGACAGTTGGTGATGGTACTCAGTCTATGACTGATATTGCTCCGGTCTCAGCAGGCGCTGGTGTTTATGTTGAATATGCACAGAACGTTGCTAAAGACGGCACAATCACTAAGAAATATGATGACCTTATTTTTAAGAAAAGCGTTTGGGACGATACATCTAAAAAGATTGCAGCAAATCAGTGCATTATTCCTACAACTGCTTATGTTGAAACCGATCCACAGGGCGTTGAAGTAAAGGGATATAAGGTACAGTTCACAGTTCCTTCTGCTGATACATTGGACGAACACAATGTAGCAGTTACCTGTTGGCTTACTGATTCCTGCGTTGTTGATCTTTCAGCTGGTAACCTATCATACGCTGAAGTATTTAGAAATAGCAACTTCTATAAAGGTAAGCTTGATACTTCCGCTCTTGGTTTCTGTGAAGATCCAGCCCCTGCTACAAAACTTGAATTCTTAGACTGGGATGATATGAATACCAAAACTTATTATGTTAAGAACGACGAAATCGCAAACACAGTTGGCCAGGCTGCTGCTATCGCATACCGTGAATATGGCATGGCTGATACAGCTGAAGCACTTGTGATGGCTGATGAAGGCCACTATAAGTTGAATGTCAGAAAGATCCCTGATGTTGTTCGTCAAGAAGAAAAACTCAGCCCTGAAGGTGTTGTTATTGAAGAAGATGGCCGTAAGTTCATGACTCGTATTGCATCTGAATATGGTCTTGAATTGGCTGACATCAATAACGATAAGTACTCATTGCTTGAATACTGCGACGTATGGAGCGGTAAGCTAAATGATACTAGCGATACGGAACAAAAGGCATACGCTGATGAAATCCGTTGCTACAAGATCATCTATAGCGATTCTATGGACGGATATTTTAGCGATCCTACTAAGTACAATGAAAACTTGTTCTGGATCATCTCTAAGAAGGATTCTCGTAAGGCACAGGCCTTGTCTGTTTACACAGCAGCTTTGCCTGATCTCGTAACCGTTCCATGGCAGGACGGCATGATTAACGATCATGCATCTGATGCAAACAAAACCGCAATTACAAAGATGATTGCTTACCCAACATCTGAAGTATTGAACGGCACAAACGGCACATACAAAGACGGTTACACTATGACTATGGAATCTGATGAAGAACCTGGTAACGGTGACGTTGAACAGTATGTTTCAAATAAACAGAATCAGTTGATTATTACATCTATTGGTCCTGGTAAATACGGTAATGATATTGGCGTTAGCATTATCACTACTGAATGTGCTGATGTACCTGCACTCAACCATCAGAACGCTTTCTGCTGGAAGTACAAATACGATGACGAAGATCTCGTAAATGCTGATGATCCGTCTGTTGACTTCACATGGAAGAAGGTTTACCGTATCAATGTTTACGCTAAGCTCAAGACACAGACTGCTGAAGCTGCTTGGGGTACTGGTATGGACGCATTGCTTAAGGATCCTGTTGAATCCTGGTTCGTTTCTAACGATCCTCAGGCTAAGGATGGTGAAGGCAATAGCTTGTACGCACCGAACGTTATCAACGGTCATTCTGAATACATCTATGTTAGCCGTGCATCAGTAACTGATGCAATGACAGGCAATGGTCAGTACGCTCAACCTGTTCAGACATACGCTATCTATGGTTTGACTGGTGGTACAAACTCTAAGAAGAACAATATCGCTGAAAAGACTGCTGCATTGAAGCTCTATGCTGACCGTCAGAAGTCTGATTTTGATATCTTGTTCAACGTTGAAGCTATTGATACATTCAATGGTAAACAGCGCTATGCATCTCATCAGCGCAAGATTGCTGAAATCGCTGCTGCAAGAACAATGGACATCGGCGTTGTTCAGCTTACATCTAAGGAATCTAAGACTGTTAAGCGTCAGTTGAGTGAAGGTAAGGGATTCTCCTTCAACAATGGTTCTTATGTGGCACCATACGCTGGCTATGATAAGTACTATAACAGCGTGCTTGCATCATGGATTTACTTGCCGAAGTCAATCGCTGGTGCTTGCGCTATGGCAAACTGCGATATGCGTTATTATCCGTGGATGGCACCGGCTGGTGTTCAGCGCGGTACTATCACATATACCAGCAACCAGCTTGCTCGTTTGAGCGATGATGAAATTGGTCAGTTGTACGACAACAACATCAATACATCTCGTCTCTGCGGTGCTTACGGTGAAGTTCTTTGGGGTCAGAAAACTGCTCTTAAGAAGGAATCCGCTTTGAACCGTATCAACGTTCGCCGTTGCATGAACTACATTGAAAAGCAGCTTGAACAGATGATGACACCGTACTTATTCCAGCAGAACACAGCAAATACTCGTGCATCTGCTAAGAACTCTATTGATTCCTTCTTGAGCCGCGTCAAGGCTGCTGAAGGTGTCATTGATTACGCAACATCAGTTGTTGAAGATGCCGATGATCCGCATATCATGCTCGTTAACATCACTGTTAAGCCTGCTGAATCTATCGAGTTCATCGATGTTAAGATTACCGTAACTCGTGATTCTGTAACTACTGAAGAAGGCTAATCGCTAACTTAATCAAAACGGACAATTTTGAACCTGCTCAGAAATGGGCAGGTTTTTTGTTATATTTTGTTGGTATAAATACTATATAAATTTATTAGTGAGGTGATTTATGTGTGACATTAGATGGGTATCATTTCAGCCGCTCGTGGGAGGAATGGTTCTCGGCGCAGAAAATGCTTTTGGCTGCAAGCCGGTTTGTAACATTGACTTTGAAGGCCCAGATAAAGGCAATTCGTCTGCCTATATGTATTATCAGAACGAAGTAAAGAAGGCTAATTTGAAGCACTTGATTCTTAATGGTGGTATTCTTTCAATGAGCACTGAATTTAAGGATCCAGCTGACGAAGAATGGTTTGTTAAGAACTGCCAGAACATTGATGTTGTTTCAGCAGTGCCTATCTGCTCAGGTTTGTCTGCAGCTAACGCAGTTAATGATAGTTCAAAGTCTACTAAGCGTGGTGCTGATGCCCAGCAGAATAACAATATGTATGGTATCGCAAAGATGACTTTTGAACGCATCAAGCCAAAGGTATTCATCTTTGAAAATGCTCCTGCTTTGTTTACCAACTGTGGCAAGCCTGTCCGTGATAAGATTATGGAAATGGGCACCGCAAATGGCTACTGCGTTACTTGGGTAAAGACAAATACCAATAAGCACGGCAACCCGCAGTATCGTTCTCGTACATTTGGTATCTTCTGGAAGGATACACAGACACCGCAGCTTAAGTATGTGAATAAGCCGCATGCTTCTATCATTGAATACCTAAGCGCCATTGACCCTAAGGCAGAATACAATACATTGGAATATGCCAATAACACAAAAGTTGGCGAAAGCGGTTGGTATAAGTACGCTAAGGCTAAGTTTGGTGACAACTGGCGTGACTGTATCGCTGGTAAGCTTGGATTCTGGGCACCGTTCCTTTCTGAATTTAGCAAGACAGGCAAATATGACTTCTCTGAACTTAAGCCTTATCTGAATGAAAAGGAATTGAAGATGGTTGAACACATTGAATATAAGCTCTCAATTCATAAGGGCTTTATGGACTGTTCAACACCTGTCTATAAGGGACCAAACGATATTCCGACCGTATTCCACCGCCATATTCAAACGCTTGTACACCCAACAGAACTTCGTGGTTACACACTTCGTGAATTGATGAAGTTCATGGGTATGCCTGATGATTTCGTCTGGCCGAACGCTAAGAAGACACATATTTGGGTATCGCAGAACGTTCCTGTTGTTACTTCTCAGGATTGGCACGCTCAAATTCGTGAATACCTTGAAGGAAAGCTTCCGGGCACAGGCGAAAAGGAAACATACTTTAACAATGAAAAGGGTGAACCTGAAAAATCATTGTTAGAAGACATGTTGAATAACGGTTAATAAACTGTACATAGACGGTCAATAAGAATTGGCCGTCTTTTTAGTCTTAAGAAATTATTTTGTTATCAGTTTAGCAAAACCAACATAAACTTTATTAAATTTGTTATATGAATAAAGAAGAAATCATTGAACAATGTGAAACATGGGCGAAGGCCAACCTTGACCCAGACTTTGAATTTAGAAAATACCAGCTTGAGTCAATAGTCTGCATTATTGAGCGTGTTATTGGTAAAGTAAAAACACAAGTCATGAATGCACCAACAGGCTCAGGCAAATCGCTGACTGCTATTATTGCGGCTGGCGTGCTTTGGGAGTATTATAAGAAAAGAACATACATTCTTGTTTCTGACCTTAGCTTGTTTGACCAGTATGAACAGGATCTTGCTCGCTATAACCTTCCTTGGGGTCACCTCAAAGGTAAAGACAATTATGTTTGTGCAAGAAATGGCAATATCGTCAGTTGTGGTGAATGTGCTTTGAATATGGTGGGTACAACTGTCCTTAGTGACGAGGCTCAGGCAGCCCAGCGTGGTTATGACTGTGCTAAAAACTGTGAATACATCAAGATGCGAAATCTTGCTATCAAGGCACCTGTCACTGTTATGACATACCAGCTGTATTTGATACAAAGGAATTATGTTGACACAATGATGGCTGCCGCAACAGGTGAAGCACCGTTTCCAGCCCGTGATTTTGTTATCTGCGATGAAGCTCATAAACTGCCTGATATTATTCAGAACCACTTCGCACCTCGTATTCCGACTAAAGAACCTGAATTTATGAAGACGCTGAATGAATATGCTAAGAAGCATAAACTAGCTGTTCCGAATAGCAAACAGGTTACCACTATTTCAGCTAACATACAGGCAACTGATAATCATAATGCTATCATTGCTATTATGCAGCGTTATAGCAACCTATTGTCGCAGTATACTTCCATTAACGAAGAAGTTCGCAAGTTTGCCCAGGCGTCAAAACAGTTTAAGACACTGAACAAATACCTAGCTGCTGGAAATCTTGCTAGGGAATGTAATTGTAAGTTTGGTGACTTCCTTGCTTTGTGTGGTGAACTAGGTAATTCTATTGCCGTAAAAACTGATGGTGAAGATGAAACGGTAATCAACTGTACTTATGAAGGACAAATGATTACGAAGTACTTCCATAATGTCAGTGAATGTGAATTGCTTATGAGTGCTACTTTAGGAAACCTCCAAATGTACCGCGAATGTATCGGGCTAAAGAATGCTGATGATGATATGTATAGAGGGTTGGATATTCCGTCTACATTTGACTTCAGTAAATCACCTATCTATTTCAGCGACAAGAACCCGATGAGCTATAAGGAAAAAGCAACAAGCATTGGACCAATTTGTCAGCAGATAGCCGCTATTATTAAGACCCACAAGGGACAGCGAGGTATTATCCAAACGGGTAATTACGAGAACTCACGAAAGCTCATGGAGAAGCTTCCAGCCGATCTTAAAAAGCGCATTATTCTTTACGGTTCAGCAAAAGAGAAAAATTATGCAATGTCAAAATACCTAAATTCCACTGACGGCATTCTTGTTGGACCTACATTGCTTGAAGGCTTGAACTTTGATGGCGATAAATGCAGGTTCTGTATTTGTATGAAATTGCCGTATGGTAATTTGTCCAATAATCTTGTGGCAGCTAAAATGAAATTGATACCTGATTGGTATAGCTATGACTGTGCGGCTCGCCTTGAACAAGGCTTTGGCCGAGGCGTTCGTTATAATGGTGACTGGTGTGTAAACTATATCCTAGATGGCTGCATAGCCAATTTCCTACGATACAGTTCAAATCAGTTTAGTAGAAACACAATGGCAAGGTTTAAAAAACTATAGTAGAAAATTATGTCTTTAAACATTGAACGACTCAATGATGACATTGGGCATTATGAAAGAGTCCAAAAGGCTGAAAGCTAAGTAGCACCTAACTAAACCTCTAGTAATAAATATATTAGAGGTTTAGTTTATGATGAATTTTAAAGATCCGCGTCCTGTGCCGCCATCTCCGGCTCCATACGATCCTAAGCGTCAGCCGGATCCACAGCCAGGCAATTATTGTGCAGCCCAAGATGGCTTTATGGCTGCTCATCGTATTCAGAATGTAGCTGAACTGCGTGCTTATATCAAAAGACAGCTTGGTTCTCCTGTTATTTGTGTTGAAATTTCTGACGAACAGCTAGATGATGTTATCCGCGATACTGTTCAGTATATTCAGCGCTATTATCTAGGTCAGGGTAATTACAGCGATTACCTTATTATGGAATTGCAGCCAGGTGTTTCCAAGTATAAATTGTGTCAGGAATTAGAGTCAGTTGTTGACTTCAAGACTTCCAATTATTTTGGCGGCATTAACGAACTTTTCACCGTTCCGCATGCTTTGCTATATGACCAGGTTATGGGCATGAACTGCTGGCAGGGTAACTGCTTTGGTAACTCAGCTTCCTATGGTAACATTTTGGGTAACTGGAAGGCAACCTTGACATGGCTTGCTGAAGCTGACGAAATGTTTGGTGAACATTATGTTGTTCGCTACAATGAAAAAGAAAAAGAGCTTGAAGTTATGCCTCCGCCAAAAACACCAGTTAAGGGTATGCTGAAGGTTTACAAGCGTCAGCGTTCAGAAAAGATTTTCAATGACTGGATGTTCAAAAGAATGGTTGTTGCTGCTGCAGGTATGGTATGGACCAACGCCCTTAGAAAATATCAGTTAGCAATTTCTGGTGGTGGTTCCTTGAACGCTGACTCACTTTATACAACATACAAAGAAAACTGGGATTGGTGCGTGGAACACATTGAACTTGAAAGTCCTAATGGGCATTGTTTCGCCGTCGGCTGATTTTTTGATGCTAACTTTATCATATTTTTGTATCCTTTATAAATAAATTAGACGAACTGGTAATTCGTCTATAAATAAAGGATGCAAAACATGGGTAAAAATGTAGATTTTATTATAGCAGTCAAGTCACAAGCTGACTTGACTTTTGCGAAAACAACATACAGTAATAAAACAAAAATTCTCGTTCATTGTTCTGATTGTAATATACCGCTTTTAAAAGCGCTGAAGAAAATTGATAAAAATGATACTTTAGACGATTTGCGGTGTAGACGCTGTGGTATAAGACACGCTGTGTTTCAAAAATATGGCTGCGTAAATGTTTTTCAGTTAGCAACAGTAAAAAATAAGTCAAAAGAAACATCATTTCAAAACTGTGGTTTTGAATATGCGTCACAGTCACCCGAGTTCCGAGCAAATGTAAAAAATACATGTATGCGGAAATACGGTGTTGAAAACATTACTCAATCTGAATTTTTTAAAGAAAAAGCACGTGAAACTAGACTTTTGAAAAATGAAGGACAATATAGGAACAAAACTGAAATAGAAAAACAGCAAGAAACCTGCCTTAGTAAATATGGCACAAAAGCGTGCTGGAATTTACCAGAAGTTAGAAAGACACAAAAAGCTACATTTCTCGCAAGATACGGCAAAACTCATTTTTTACATACAGAAAAATATATTGATGTAATGACTGAGAAATATGGTGTAAGTAATCCTGATTATTCGCATGAAATTAGAACAAAAATGCGACAAAAGTATCTGTATAAAAACGTCGGATTTGATAGCAGCTGGGAATTAGCACTTTATATTTGGTTAGAAGATTCATCCGTGCCGTTTATATACCAACCACCTGGTATATCATACATGCATAATAATGAGCCGCATACTTATTATCCTGATTTTTTACTAGCCGATGATACTTATATAGAAATAAAAAATCCTGCATTATTATTGAGGATGCAAAATGAAACATCACTAGAACATTCAAAATACCTATGTATGATTAACAACAATGTACAAATTATATCAAACTGTGATGAATATCTTAAATATGTTACCCATAAATATGGTAAGAATTATCTAAAAAGTTTTAAAAAGGACAAGTAGGTTTACATGTTTTGCCTACCTGGAGACTCTTTACCAGAGAGTCTCCTAACTTTTATAAATATGATATGGATGGTAAAATGCTATTATCTGAAGCAAATCAAATACTTAATTCGGCTGGGTATAGCCTTATCTGTGAGGAGTTTGAAAAGGTAACTCCTGAAATCCTAGATAAGGTTACTCAGCGTGTTTCTGACCATATTACTCGTGTTAAGCATTTCTATAATGTGTTGCTTAATAGTAATATGATTCCTGCTGAATACAAAAATACAGCAAGCGTAATGAAACATGACCGAGACAAGCTAGATCCGCGTAATCTTAAAAGACAAGCATTGCGTTACTGCTATACTGAAGAAGAAATGACACCTGAAATTAAGCATGAAATTAACGCAGTGGTTCATGAACACGTAACTGCTAATAAGCATCACGCTGAATACTGGTGGTCAGGTGACTGGAAAGACAGGAATCAAGACTGTACATCAATGCCGCTTGAATACATTTATGAAATGATGGCTGATTGGGCTGCTACTGCGGAAGAGCGTGGAACCTCGTTAGTCAAATGGTATAAAGACGGCGTAGTTAATGTTGGCGGTGTTCATTGGAAATTTACTGATGAGGCTGCTGCTGAAATTGCTAAATGCGTCAATTTCCTTAAAGACAAAATTGACCCATCAATGAAAAGAAACTATGGGCTAACACAAATCGCATCATTGACGGCGATGTTAGCTAAATAATTTGTCCCGGAGATAGTGCTCTGGAACTTACCCAGGCTAGGGAACTTTTGTTCCCTAGCTTTTTTAGTTTATAGTTGATTTTTCGCGGCAGTTATATAAATAAATCAAAGGAGATTTTAATATGGTAGACGCTAAATATCTTTTGCAGGAAGCCAACCTAGGCGACCAGCGCTCAATCTGCGAAGACTATAACGGCGAAAAATTCATGTACTTGGAAGGTCCGTTCCTTGGTGCTGAAAAACGTAACCGTAATGGTCGCATTTATAAGCGTTCTCTTATTGAACGCGAAGTTAACAAGTTCCAGGGTATGATTAAGAATTGTGAAGCTTTTGGTGAATTGAACCACCCAGATTCAGCAGTTCCTAATCCTGACCGTTTTGGTGTTTTGATTACCAAGCTTGAAATGGATGGTGACCTTGCTATTGGTAAGGCTCGTGTTTTGGAAGAAACACCTTGTGGTCACACAATTCGTGGCATTATCCGTGGCGGTGGCCGTTTGGGTATGAGTTCTCGTGGTACAGGTTCTCTAGGCGCAGACAACGTTGTTTGTGAAGACTATAACCTTATCACCATTGACTGCGTATTCATGCCTTCTTGCCCAGATGCTTATGTTAACGCTGTTAATGAAAATACCAAGTGGGTTCTTGACGAATCTACTAACCTTTATGTTGATGCACAGGTTATTGCTGAAAACAATGCTCGCCGTGCTCAGTCTGGTGGTATCATCAAGCCTATTTCTTCTAATGGTAATGAAGTAATCTACGATGCTGGTAAAGAATTCAATGCAGCTATCGCAAAGAACGCTTCAAGCGAAAGCATTAAGAAGGCTATGGTTGAATACATCAATACCATCGCTAAGGTAAAGAAAAAGACCTTCGAAGACAATTTCAGAGATTTCCGTGTATAAGGAGAAAATATGAAATTGAGTGAAGCAAAAGAAATTCTAAAGAAGAACGGATGTATTCTTTCTGAAAAGAAAACTGATCTTGATGAATCATTCAAGGAATTTGCTGAAAAACAGGGTTATTCATTTATAAATGAAGCTAAGAAAACTGTGACCAAAGTTTTCTTCAAATTTACAAAGAGTTCACTTCAGGAGATTGGTATTGACGCTGAAGAATTAAGCGCAGATCCAATTATTGGTAAGTATATTGATTCATCAGAAGACCCTTATTATATTTGGGCAGACAATGTGCCAGTCAAGACTGCTAAAGAATGGACTGATAAAAACTATTCAGATGAAGATCAAAAAGAAAAGTGGAATTGGTCACTAAATTCAATTTTCAGCAATGAATTTAGCGATACGGTTTATATTTATGAAGCCGGGCAAGGGTGCCCAGATTGGTCTTCAGTTGAAGCTAATGTAAATACACCACGCTATGTTGCTTTAGCCGTTAGCACAAAGGGTCTTAAGTACGAACACAATAAAACGATCGCCAATATGCTATATGATGTTGGTGTAGGTGAAGTTATTGACGATTATGAAGATGGATATGTATTTGGCGATATTCCGATGAAGGGACTTAAACAGGTTATTGCAAGAATCAAAGTTGAATATCCTGTTTATGGCAAGCGTCTAAAAGTATTTACTAATGGACAGTTGTCAAAAGACATTACATCTAAATTCGTTTAATAAGATTGTTCCCTGGGCGCGAGCTCGGGACTTACCCGGGTGGGGGAGGGAAGACAAGGCTCTCCCCACTTTTATCCAAAGGAATTTAATATATGAATGAAGGATTCTTTAAATCTGCTTACGAACGCTATGTTCAAAAAGTTCTAAAGCTAGCTGCTAAATTCGCTGGACAACCTATTGAACTAAATGCCAGAGTTGAAGATTGGATTAAAGATTTCTATGAAGATAAATTTGACCCTATAGACTGTGCTCGCGCTGTTGCTGACCACTGTCTTAAAGAAGGTTATATAAATACTACCCAAACGTTAAAAGAAGAGGTTAATATGAATAGTGAAGAAGAGTTGATGATCGCAAAACGCACTGCTGAACGCGCTGGCTACAAGGTTGAAATGCCAAAGCCTTCTGCTCGTGGTGCTATCGCAGATAACGCTGCACGCATTGCAGCTGCAAAGGCACGCTTTGGTTATGGCGCCGCACCGCAGGCAGCACCTGCTAGATCTGTTGCAGATGATTTGGACCGCTTAGCTTTGGCCGCTCGTACTGCAGAAAAGGCTGGATATACGGTTCGTAAGATTGACGCTGCCCCGGCACCTGCTCCTGAACCAGCACCTGCACCGCAGGGTGAACCTACTAAGAAGGAATACTCTCCTTGGCTTGCTGGCGCTGCAAAATTTATGAGTCGTGAACAGTAACGCTAAAAAGAAAATTTTTAGGCGGTCGGTAAATCCGGCCGTCTTTTTTTATATTTACATCAGGATTTAATGTAACTGCCTAATAAATAAATCACCATCAAATTTAGTATGTTTATTTGACGTGAATTTATTGTTAGGATAAAAGAGGATAATATGATTAAAAATGTAAAGAAGCGTGACGGGCGTTCACGAGTTTTTAATGCAGAAAAAATCGTTAATGCGATTAACTATGCTTTTAAGGAATCTAAAGAATGCATTGAAAACGAACGGCTTGACCACATTATTGAGCGAACCCTTGAAGATGTAGAAAAGCTCGGTAAGAAAACTGTTCAGTCCGCTGCGATTGAAAAGATCATCAAGGAACTCTTGATGAATCACGGCTATCATCAAACTGCTGAAGCGTATATTTTGTTCAGTGCTGAAAAACAAAGGGTTCGTGAAACTAACTCAGAACTTTTCAAGACAATTCGCGAAATTGGCGCAGCTGACCTTAAGAACTCCAGTTTGCTTAGAGACAATGGAAATGTCAATGGTGCTACTGTTGCATCAAGCTATGCTAAGGCAGGCGGCGAAGCTTGGAAAACATACAATCTTATGACCCATATCAAGCCAGCAAACCGCATTGCTCATTTGAATGGTGACTTGCATATTCATGACCTTGATTACTATTCATTGACGATGAACTGCTTGTTCATTCCTCTAGCTGATTTGCTAAAGCGCGGATTTGATACAGGTAACGGCTATATTCGTCCTCCGCACTCAATTGGCTCAGCTGGTGCTTTGGCTGCAATTCTCATTCAGTCATCACAGAACCAGATGTTCGGCGGTCAGGCATTTGCTCATCTTGATGATGATCTTGCACCGTATGTAAACGAATCATTCAAGAAGCATCTAAAGGCTGAAGTGAAGGCATGGCGTAAGTATGCTAATGTTAGCGACCAGACCATTGAAGCTCACACAGTCAATGATAAGAATCTTGACATTAACGATCCTATTCAGCTATGGCATTTGCCTGAACTTGTTGTTAAGGAAGCAATTCTTAAAACTGACAAAGAAACATATCAGGCTATGGAAGCTCTCGTACATAACCTCAACAGTTTATTCAGCCGTTCAGGTAACCAGCTTCCGTTCAGCTCAGTAAACTTTGGCTTGAATACAACACGCGCCGGCCGTATGGTTTCACAAAACCTTTTGAAAGCTACTGAAGCAGGTATGGGTGACGGTTCAACCGCAATCTTCCCAATCAGCATTTGTAAGATGATGATGGGCATTAACGTTGACCCAAGTGACCCTAACTACGACATCTGGGAAAAATCATGTGAAATTTGTGCTAAGCGTTTCTATCCGAATTTCGTAAACGCTGACGCTTCCTACAATAAGCCTGGTATTCGTTATGATGAAAAGGTCATTGAATGGAACAAGGATATTATTTGGAAGAGAATCGGTACCGATGAATTGCTTTCATGCTTGCCTGATGATGTTGCTGATTATGAAGGCGACCATTCTTTAGCAACTGAAGAAATTGGAAAGGCTGAAACAAAGATTGGTAATTTGTGGTATACATTGACTGCTGTCAATGGACGCAATTTTACCGTCAAGAGAATTCTTCCTGAAAGCGTTATCGCAACTATGGGTTGCAGAACACGTTCATACGAAGATGTAAATGGCGTTACTCAGACTGATGCAAAGGGTAACCTTTGGTTCACAACAATTAACCTTCCTGCTATCGCTATTCGTGCTAAGAAGGCAAAAGATCCTATTGAAGCATTCTTCACTGAATTGCAGCAGCGTTGCGAACAGTGCCGCGACATTATGGAAGATCGTTATGAACTTATCGCAAAACGCCATTATGAAAACTTCCCGTTCTTGATGCAGCAAGGCGTCTATATGGATTCTGACCCGGCTAACCATAAGCCTGAAGATGAAATTCGCGAAGTGCTAAAACATGGCTCAAACGCTATTGGCTACATCGGTATCTACGAAGTTTGTAAGCTATTGCTTAATAAGACACTTGGTGTTGACCAGGAAGCTTTTGACCTTGGCTATCGCATTGTAAAGCACATTCGTGATTACACCGATAAGGTAAAGAAAGAAACTCATCAGAACTGGTCTTGTTTCGCAACACCAGCAGAAAACGTTTGCGGACGCTTTGCTGAACTCGATAAGAAGCGCTATGGTGAAATTCCTGACATCACTGATAAAGGCTATTATACCAATAGCCACATGCTACCGTTTGATTTGAAAACAACTCTAGCAAATAAGCTCAAGAACGAAGCTCCGTTCCACAAGCTTTCCAATGGTGGACACATTTTCTATCATAAGCTTGATGGTAATCCTGCTATGAATGTTGAAGCGGTCAAGAAAGCAATTCGTGCTATGTATGACGCTGACTTAGGATATTTCACTATAACATTCGACCAGGATAGATGCCGTAAGTGCGGACATATTGGTATCATCGCTGATGAATGCCCTAACTGCGGCGCTAAGGACGACGGCGTTAACATTTTGAGAATCCGTCGTATTACGGGATATCTCGTCGGTAGGCCAGGGCAATCCATTGAAAAGTCTTGGGGTACTGGAAAACAAAATGAATTGAAAAAACGAGTAAACATTTAAGATAAAAAATGTTTCCAATATAAATAAAAGGTAGGGCCGGTACGCCCTACCTTTACTATTATATATCGTTGGAGGATATATGACAGCTGAATTATTTATATGTAAGATATGCAATAGTCGCGTTGGCTATAAAGGTGCTTGTTCGCACCTTAAAATACATGGTCTAACTGTACAACAGTATTATGACCAATATGAGAACCCTGTTAAAATATGTTCATGTGGCGCTGATGTAAAATTTATATCATTGCGGGAAGGCTATGCTAAACTCTGTACTAAATGTGCTAGAAGACAAGCAAAAGAAAAATCAGAACAAACACAATTACAGAAATACGGTGTTAAACATTTTTCAAATCCAGAAAAGACAGCTAAAACGAAATTAAAAAAATATGGGAATGCTGGATATAGTAATACTGAAAAACGTAAAAGAACATGTTTACAGAAATATGGAACCGAATTCCCATCACAAAATGAAGAAATTAAATTAAAGATTAAATCCACTAACATAGACAAATACGGTGGAATAGGTTTTTCTTCAAATATGTTAGCCGAAAAAGTTCAAGCCACCTGCGTTGAAAAATATGGTGTTGATAACTTTTCAAAAACCAACACATTTAAAGACAATCTTAAATTGCATAATTTAGAAAAATATGGGGTGGAACATTACTTTCAGACTGTTGAGTGTAAAGAAAAAACAAAGCAGAATAATTTAGAAAAGTATGGAGTAGAGCATTACTTTCAGTCAAAAGAATGTGAAGAAAAATTACGTGCAAAACTTGACGGTAAACGCGGTGCCGCTTCTATTGCTGTTCAGGACGCAATGAAACAAACATGTCTATCTAAATACGGTGTAGAACATCCAATGCAGCTACATGAAATATCAAGCAGATGTCATCACAAGTATTCGTTTGATGGAAAGATGTTTGATAGTGCATGGGAACTAATTTACTACATCTGGCTAAAAGATCATAACATAAGTTTTGTGTTTCAACCTAAAGCATCATTCACCTATACATTTAATAGCAAAGAACATACATACAACCCAGATTTTTTAGTTGAAGGAAACTATATTGAATTAAAGGGTTTACAATTCTTTAATAATAAGAACATAAACGAAAAAATGATAAATCCTTTTGACAGATCATTAGACGATCTATATGAAGCTAAACATCAATGCATGTTAGCTAATGGCGTGAAAATCATATCTGATATAAGTGAATATGAAAAGTATGTTAATACCACATATACACCTGATTTTATTCATTTATTTAAAACCGATGTTGAATTTCCATATCCAAATAATGAAATTATTAAGCGGTTTCATCATAGCATTTATACTGCACATGTAGGCAATAAACCTTCGCCCGTTGAAGCATGGCAAAATAAAGACTTAGTTTATAAAACAGCGCTTAACCGTTTAAAATATGTTAAGCGCTGTAAGCCATCTGACATAGTACAAGGATTTAATGTTAGCAAAATAGCTCCTAAAGTTTCAGTTTTTAAACGATCAGTAGCAAAACACATCGTAGAAACTTATCTTTCCGAATTTCATACTGTGTTTGACCCATTTAGTGGATTCAGCGGTAGAATGTTAGGCGTTACTGATTGTGAAAAACGTTACATTGGACAAGACATTAACGAAACGCATGTAAAAGAAAGCAATGAAATCATTAAAACATTTGGCTTAAACGCCACTGTTATATGTAAAGACATTTTTGAAAGCGAAGGCGAGTATGAAAGTATGTTTACATGTAGTCCGTATCATTTAAAAGAAATCTGGAACGAAAATGAAACTGATATGAGCTGTGATGAATGGATTGATGAATGCCTTAAACGTTTTAAATGTAAACGATATGTGTTCGTGGTTGATGAAACTGAAAAATATAAAGATAAAATTGTTGAAACAATCACCAATGAAAGCCATTTTGGAAAAAATAATGAATATGTTATTGTGATAGAGCAAATGAACTAAAGAAACGCGTTAACATTTAATCCCAATAAACATACAATAAATTTGAGCCACAGCGAAAGTTGTGGCTCTTTTTTTAGTATACGGTTTTTGAACCCGTAAAGCGTGTTTAATGTATTCAATTTCAAAAGCAATTTAATTATTCAGCGTGCTAAAACAAGGCGTCTACATTCATTTATCAGCGTCATCACCACTGCTTTGGAAACGTAATAAATAAATCAAAGGAGAAATTTATGAATCTCAATGAAGCATTGAACATTCTTGAAAAGCACGGATTTATTGCTGAGGCTGAAGAACCTGGCTATATGCACGGTGATATTTCAGCCTGGGACCGTGAAAAGATTAAAAAAGGCCAAACACCAAGATGGGCTAAGAAGGTAACTGAAATTGGTCCTCGTAAGAAAGAACTTCGCCAGTCAAGCTCTTATTCTGAAATTGCTATGAGAAGCGTGAATGCTCCTGATGGCAAAGCAAAGAAGCCTTATACCGAATCTGATTGGCGCCGTGATAAGGAAAATGCAACAGCAATGAATCAGCGTATTGCTGATGCGGTAGCAGACTTGCTTTCAAAATTTGAACCGTTTGACCATACTGACGCAAACCAAGAATATGCATCTATTTATGTTAAAGCTGAAGACGGCCAGTTAGATGAATATCGCATATACGGCCGTATGCGTGGTTATATGGTAAAGTTCATCGGACATGAATCTGTATTCAGCCGCAAATCGGAAGCAGTTGAAAATATCAATGCGGTAGCAATTTACATTAGAAACGGATGAGAAATCTAATGCTATTATCTGAAGCAAAAACCATTCTTAAGAATAATGGTTACATTGTAGAAAGCAATGTAAAAGGCGATTTTGTTAAAGGCGAGCGTGGTGGCGAAAAATTCAAAACCCTTTCAAACGATTATACATACGATGATGCAAGACGCTATTTTGCTTCAGCTATCATTGGTGAAGAAAAAGCCAATGATGAAACTTATTTGAACAACTGGTGGGACGGCATCATGCGTAAGAGCCGTAAGAATCAATTTGAAAAGACTTACGCTGCCTTTGAAAAAATTAAAGCCGCGGGTAAAGCAAAACTATACCGCGGTGTTATCGTAAATAAAGGCGAAGAAATTGATACTGAACATGCCGGTGTTTGTTGGTCATTCAGTGCCAGCATGCCTCGCCGTTGGGTTGAAGACATTTGGGATAAAATGGTCTATAACCATGTTATAAATAATTCAGAGCTTGAAGACTGTGTAAAGGTTATTTTCTCAGCAACTACTTCTGTTGATAATATGTTACTTCCATATTCGTTCTGGCTTGCCGGACGATTTGAAAGACCTGAATGGGAAATCAGACTAAAAGATGAAAACGCAGTAGGAAACATTACACAAAGAAATCTTGATGAGGAGTAATATGCTATTAAAAGAAGCTAAAGAAATTCTGAAAAAGAATGGTTATCGTCTCGTTGAAGATACTGAAGATTCGGAAGATCTTGAAATTGAAAAAGACGAATTTGCTCGTCGTGTAAAGAGACGCAAGGCTACAATGAAGGGCCAGTTTGATATTTACGATCATGAAGATAAAGAATCGCTTCGTCACCCAGATCTTACTGATAAAATTGCTGCTGCTAAGAACTTCAATGGCGGCATTACGGCTAGCGGCGATGTAAAGAATGATTTCGTCGTTGAAATTGAGGATCTTGGATGGGAAGTCGCTGGTCAAGATACCTATGGTGACGACGCTCATTTGAGTACTTTGCATGACGCATGGTGCAAGAAAATCGGCAAGCAACATGTATTCATTTACGTTCATTTCTACAAAGATGGTACTAAGGCACACTATGAAATTGATGCATCTACTAGAACAAAGAGCACTAGACATCAGAAGACTGTTGACATTGACGATGGCGTCCAGTTTGCTGATATGCTAGATAATTTGGCAACAACAATGGCGGAGGGTTAATATGCTATTAAAAGAAGCTAAAGAAATTCTGAAAAAGAATGGCTACATTCTAGAGTCAGAAGAAATTAGCATTGGTGATCTTGTTGCTTTTGCTAAACTTAATTGTTCAAAAGCAATGGGTGCTGCTGTATCAGTTAAAGACCGATGCGAATGGCCACTTGTAGAAATTGACATCACAGGTGATGCTGTGTTTAAGAAATACAATGGCACTTGTATTACTGGTTACTTTAAAGAAAGAACTGGAGCTGGTGCTCGTCGCGGTGCTTCAAAGTATTTTTCAATTTTTCCGGAAGAAGGCAAACTTGTTGTAGGTCCTGGCACAAGCGAAAGAGTAAATGGAAAACTTTGTCGTTTAATTACCAATGAATATACATACAATTCATGGGACGACTTAATTAAGTTCTTCAATCGTAATAATTTTAACACAACAAAATTGCCAAAAAACATTTAGCGAAGCTAAAGAAATCTTGGAAAAGAATGGGTACCTGTTGGAAAATGATTTTTCATCTGACCTTGCATTAAAGAAACTTGATGTTAAAGATGGTGATTTGTATGCAACATTTGACATTGTAGAAACTGAATACTCCGAAGCACTCATCAAATACTATAACATTTTTCCAGGTGACGAATTTACTTCTAAGGTAAGATTCAGCGACAAAGGTGAACCTTACGTAACCGGCTTAAACCACGCGAATTATAGATGGTACTTTAATCCGGAAGATTCTCAGAAAATCAGAACTGCTGCTCGTAGCTTGCGTCGTTAAAGGTGCATTATGAATCTGATTATTAAGTCATCAACAATCAATACATCTTCAAAGAAAAACCGTGAAATTAAGTTCATCGTAATTCATTATACCGCTGGCGTTACATCAGCAGGTAAAAGTGATGAAAACACAGCAGCTTGGTTTAAACGCCTTGAAACAAAAGCTTCATCAGATTATATTGTTGATGATGATTCAGTAACGCAGTTCAACACTGACATTAAGAACCGATATACATGGCACTGTGGCGGTTCATTATACAAGACAAAAGGCGGTTCTTATTTCAACATATGCAAGAACTCAAACTCTATTGGTGTTGAAATCTGTTCAAACAATGCAACGAAGAAAGTAACAAACGCAAATGACGCCAATTGGTATTTTACAGAAGAAACTTTGAATAACGCTGTAGAATTAGTTAGACAGTTAATGCAAGAATATAACATTCCAATTGAGAATGTTATCCGTCACTATGATGTAAACGGTAAACCTTGCCCAGGCATTGTCGGCTGGAACGCTGACACAGGTGATGAATCTAAATGGAATGCTTTCAAGGCTAGCTTAGTTGATACTCCTGCATGTAATCATGAAAACGAAATTGAGAAACTTAAAGCTGAAGTAGAACTTTGGAAGTATAAATATATTGAGCTAAAAAACAAGCTTAAATTGCTTACGGAGGAATAAGATGAAACACGTTGATACCGCTGACTTTGATCCTCGTAATACTCCGAGCATCATTGAATGGATTCTTGACCACATTGAGAGGTAATAAATGAAAGTAAAAGGCGATAAAGTTTACTTTGAAGCTGATGATTATAAACTAGCTAAAGAATTGCTTAATAAGCGTGTTGTAATTCATGCTGATGGAACTGGCCCATTTGGTGAAAACGAAGGCGCTCATGTCACTGGCATGGATGTGGACTATGCTGATAACATTGAGAATTATGACAGTCTTGAAGGAAAAGGCTGGGACGATCTCGATGATGAAGAAAAAGAATGGTTTGATGGCGAAGACGACTTTGAACAGCTAAATCCATTCTGGGCAGATGGCATTGTTTGCATTGACAAAGATCTTGGTCAGTCAGGTATTAACTGGTGTGACTGGGAAATGATTTATGCAGATCTTTGGGTTGAAAAAGAAGATTATGATAAAGTAAATAAAGTACACACCGTGCATTATGACATGGAAGTTGAAAGTACAAAGTATAGAAGTACAGGTATGTTGCTATCAGAAGCAAAAGAAATCTTGAAAAAGAATGGTTATAGACTTGTTGAAGATACTGACGATTCTGAAGGTATGTCACTTAGAGATAAAATCGCTATGGCAAAGAAGTTTAATGACGGTCCTGCGCCTGCCAATAAACCGGCATTTAAATGGACAGGCACTAGGTTCTATAATGCCATTGTTGATGCAGTGAAAGCGCGTGGCCTTAAAGCAAAACGTGACTTAAATTGCATCATTGTACGCGGCGTTGGAGACTTTGATTTTGATGGCGGCGATGATTTGATGTATAGAGCCCCTGAAGATGTTGGAAGAATGCGTGTTTATGTTAACGGGGATCCGCAAGAATTTGAAGTATTTAATTTTGATATGCAGGATTTGCAGTCATGCATTGATGAAATTGCGGATTTCATCTGTAACTATAAAGGCGATGAAGACTAATCAAAAGAATTTGTAGCTCCAAGCCTGATAAGATCGGACACGTTTCAAGCTACAGCCCTGGGCAGACCGCCCAGGGTTTCTTTTTACATTTGAAAACCTAATTTTTCAAAAAATAAGCAAAAATCCATTCTTAAATTTCATAAATTTAAGCAATTTTATTACAGTTTTTCGTCAAAAACATCTGTAATTGTGTTGAAAATCATTATTACGGTCAATTATCAAGCAAAACACGAAAACTGTGGTTTTTCTCCCATTTTGCTGTAATAAATACATTAGTGAGGTTTCCTATATTATGTTTAAGAAAAATGAAAATTTGAAGGCAGCTGGCGAAAAAATCCAAATGACACCTGAGCAAGTTCAGGAGTACATTAAGTGCCGTCGTGACATTTTCCATTTTGCGAATTATTTCACAATTATGGCTGAAGACGGTGAACATCCGATTAAGCTGCGTGGCTATCAGAAAAAGTTGGTAAAGTCAATTACAACCAAAGTACCAGAAAAGAATAACAGAATCATTATGATGGGTCGTCAGTCAGGTAAGACGACTATTGCTACTTTGTATCTTACTTGGTTTGCATTATTCAACAAAGCAAAGATTATCGCTGTACTTGCTAACAAAGCATCACAGGCTGATGAAATCATGCTTCGTATTCAGCAAGCATATATGAACTTGCCGTTATGGTTACAGCAAGGAATTATGAAATGGAACCAATCTGAATTTATTCTTGAAAATAAAACACGAGTATTTTCAGCAGCTAGTTCCTCAAGTTCTATTCGTGGTAAAACCGTTGACCTTGAACTTGTGGACGAATTTGCTCACTTGGACGATAACATGGCTGACGCATTTATGGCGTCTGTGTTCCCTACACAAGCATCTAGACCTGACTCAATGCTTTTGCTAATTTCAACGCCTAAGGGTATGAACCATTTCTATGATATTTGGCAGAAAGCTAAATCCGGCCGTAATTCATTTATACCATGTAAAATCCAATGGTGGGAAATTGATGGTCGTGACGAGAAATGGAAAGAACGAGTAATTCGTGATAACGGTATCAAATACTTTAACCAGGAATTTGCTTGTGTAACTGGTGAGACGCAAATAACAGTAAAAGATGATACCGGCAAAGTAAAAACTGCCTCAATCGCTGAAATTTGTGATTGGTTAAAAGACGTAAACTCACTCCAGACGGCTTAACTTACTTTATATGAAAAACATAACCTCTATCTAAATAAATAATCTAGAGGTTAAAATATGTTTACTTGTAAAATTTGTAATGAAACATTTGAAAAAATCAATGGTTTACTAACACATATACAATTCAACCACAAAGAACATTCGCCTGAGTCTTACTATAGACAACATATCATGGCTGTTGGTGAAGGCTTTTGTAAAACATGTGGTAAGCTAACAAAGTTCAATGGTATCAAAAACGGCTATCAAACATATTGTAATCGTAAGTGCGTATGGGCTGATCCTGAAATCAAAGCAAAGCGTAAAATTACAAATAGCGCCAAGACTAATTCTGAAATTCTTGAATGGAAAATAAGAAATAAAGAATCCCGCTTGAAAAAGAATAACGGTAATTATTCGCCGTTACATGACTTAGCCAAAAGACAGGAAATTAGCGAAACACATTTTAAGGAATACTTTGCTAAGTGTAACTGCGAATTTATTAAGTATGATGATAAAGTTCACTTTCGCTGCAATAAATGCGGCTGTGAAGATGCATTTACTCGTAGTGTAATTGACCGTTATGACAGAACTAATGATTATGACGTTTGCCACTATTGTAATGATAGACGATTTGTTAGTTCGCCTGAACGCGAAATACGCAAATACATAGAAACGTTTTATGAAGGCAAGATAATTTCAGGCGATAGACATGTTTTGAATGGAAAAGAACTAGATCTCTATTTTCCTGACAAAAAACTCGCTATTGAATATGATGGTTTTCATTGGCATAATGAAAACCGCATTCCCGCAGGCTATCATCTGGAAAAAACAAATGCATGCGAAGCAAACGGTATTCAACTTATTCATATATTTGAAACTGAATGGTTGAATAAGCCAGAAATCGTTAAAAGCAGAATACGAAACTTATTTGAAGGTAACAATAGGATCTTTGCACGTAAATGCAGTATTAAGGAAATATCAGCAGATGCCGCGAAAGCTTTTTTACAGCAGAATCATATACAGGGGTGGTGTTGCTCAAAATGGCGATATGGTCTTGAATACAATGGCGAGCTAGTTTCGCTTATGACATTTGGTAAATCACGTTTTAAAGATGAATATGAACTTTTAAGATTTGCGAATAAGCTAGATACGAATGTTATTGGCGGAGCATCAAGACTTTTTAAACACTTTGTCAATGACCATTCAGAAATAAAGAAAATCATTTCTTTTGCTGACCGCAGATGGAGCGTTGGCAACTTATATGAAAAAATTGGTTTTACTAAAATTGGTACAACGCCACCATCATACTTCTACAGAATAGACAATGAACTTAAGAACCGAGTCAACTTTCAAAAACATAAGCTCGTTGCTAATGGTGCTGACCCTAGTAAGACGGAACATGAGATTATGAAAGAACGCGGGTATCTAAGAATATATGACTGTGGCTGTCTTAAGTATGAATGGACTGACGATTCACAATCAGTATAAATAAAATATGGCAAACATAACATATCGTTCAAATTTTCTAAAAGATGTTGACGTTGATGACATTGTTCAGAAAGACATGTCATCAATGAATTTTGGCGATTTTGATTTTGGGCCGATTAGTTATTATAAATGTTCAAATTTTGATGTCGGCCGACCAGACCTAATTTCATATAAGATTTATGGAACCACTAACTACTGGTGGTTCTTAATGTGGTTTAATGGCGTTTCTGATGTATGGAATGACATACGAGAAAATATGTTAATTGCTTTTCCCGCATTAGAAATGGCTCGTGAAGGATTAAAGTTTGCTAGAAAGAGGAGTAATAAGTAATGAAACTTACAGAAGCATTTCATATTCTTTCTAAGAATGGATACGAATTTACTCGCTTGAATGAAAACAATGATTTAAGTGATTATTTACTTCAGCGAGTATATCAAGTAGCCACTGAAATTTATACCAGGGAGATTGCGGATCATGCACCTAATCTTGATTCTACAAATCGTCCTGACCATGATTATCTGCAGCGATTTGACTATCTTTCTGATAGTTTGAAAGCTGCAGTAAAACGCGCGGCAGTCGCTCTGAAAAATGACCTCGCTGCTGAAGGTTTTGATATTCACGAACGGAATGTTGAAACCGAAATCTTTGACGCATTGAAACTTTACGCCAAGGATTAGAATAAATAAAACAAAAGCTCATTTAAGGAGATGATATGAATAATCTTTTTGAACAGTACATTAAGAATGCCTGCCGTTTTGTTAACGAAGGCTTAGAAGATGAACTCCCAGCTGAAGCTCCAGCCGAACTTCCTGCTGAAGGTGGTGAAGAACTTCCTGCTGAAGGTGAAGAAGAACTCCCTGCTGAAGGTGAAGACGCTGAATGCGAAGAATCTATGGAAGATCTTAAGGCACAGATTGCTGACCTTCAGGGTCAGGTCACAGAATTGCTTGAACTTGTCCAGTCATTGACAGGCGAAGCTGCTGAAGGTGCTGATGATCTTGCTGGTGAAGACGAACTTCCTGCCGAAGGCGGTGAAGAACTCGAAGGCGAAGATCCTGCCTTCGAAGACGAAGACATGTAATTTTCAGTTTTCACGAGAAAGGCTATACATAGGCTAGGGAAATAAAATTCCCTAGCTTTTTTATGTCTAAAAAATGATTATATTTGATACTGTAAAATTATTAAGCCGTTTCCTCGGAACGAAACTCAACCCAATGACGCTGTCGGTAGAGGGACGCCATTTGAGCTAGAATTGCTTAGCTCGTGAATAGAAATGCAAATGCAATAGCGAAGTGGAAACTAGCCCTTTCCACACATAGCCGCCAATAGCATTATGGGATGTAGCCGGAATACAGGTTGACCGCTCCGTAAGCCCATAAGTGAGTCTACTTACAACGTCATACGGTTCACCAGTCAAAACAAAGACTCGGAATTTCTGACGGTAAGCTCTACCGGGCTTACTGTCTCCGGTTACCATATCAAACAAAGAATAAATAATAAAAAGGAATTGTTTGATATGGGAATTAAATCAATTTGGGATAACACATTTTATCAAAAACCACCATTACCAAAGTGGTGTTTTGAAGTTGTGTTTGAATCATTATTTAAGAATCATCCTCAGTATGCGACAACATTAAACCATGCTATTATAAATTGCCAGTGGGGCAAAAGAGAAATAAGCATCGTTAAAACTTATTATGCTGGCATTGAGGCAAACTATCCTGGCCGTGTTCAAAATACAGGTGAACTTAATTTAACTTTTAATGAAAATACTGGTATGGAAGTTTCTCGTATTCTTGAGGAACTTTTCAACGGTGAATGTTCTAATGACCGTTATTTTGATGATAAGAGCCGTGATAGAGGATACATTTACAATAAAGACTTTACAAAAATCGGGCGAAACATTACTTTAAGAATTTATCGTCCTGATGTTAATATGGAAATGAACCAGGATGGTGCTGAGGCTGTATGCGGCGAGGTTACATTTTATAACTGTATTTTAACATCAATCAATGAAGAAGAATTTAGCTATGAAAGCGTTGATGATACAGTTACACGTACCGCAAGATTTTCATATGATTATATGATTGATAATCGTAAGAAATTTTCTGGCCGCCCAATGAATGGAGGTTAAATAAATGTGGGCTAAAGCTAAATCACCTAACCGAGCTGCGCCTGGGTCAAATACTTTACTTGAAAGTAAAGATATCAATGGTTCATTTACTAAGTATCAAATGCACGGCGGCATGGCATCACCTGTGCCTAACTGGTTATTTGATGTAAAGTTTCAATGGTCTAAGTGGGCTAAAGAAACATTTGATATTGCTGACGGCGACAATTTAAACGATTCATTTAAGTGCATAAAAGCAGATCTTCCTGAATACTCACAAGCAACAAAAGAAGTTTGGTATTTTGGTACCAAAAAGACATTCGTGATAGGCCGTGATATGTCAGGCGAAACTGTACTTGAATTTTGGCTTCGTAAAAGTGCACAACTTAAAGACGATGACGACGATGATAAACTTGAACTTTTAGATGTTCTTGTGCCTGACCGTTCTATGAACCGTCAAGATAAATATCAACACTATGAATGGGTTCGTTTATTTGATGCAATAGAAATTAACATGCTTAACATTGATACTGATGTGCATAGAACCTATAAATTGATTAACCCAATAGTTACCAATTTTTCACATAGTGGTGAATTGAACTATGAAGGTGAAGAAGGATTAAAAATTTCTATTACTGTTCATTATGATATGTGGGAGCAACACTAAATGTCAGCAGGTTCTATTTTTTGTGAATACATTTATGGCTCATTTTTGTTAGTGTCGGCTGCACTTGAAGTTGGCATGTCATTAGCAAAGACAACTTTATCAATGCTATCTACTATGTTTGACGCATGCATAAGTTTATTCAGATTTACTATTGATGTTGGTTCAAAGGCTATTATAGATGGTGTTAAAGTACTGCAAAAACAATTGGTTGACTTAATTTGGGATGGGTACCAAGAGGAAGAAGAGCTTGACCCTGAAACTGGTGAAATGGTTAAAACTGGTAAAAAGAAATCAAAGTTCTGTAATAACTTGTATAAATGTAACATCTTCATTGAAGAACTGACAGACAGTAATTCATTGATTTGTAAGACACTTATTTCATTAGGCGTTATCACACCTGAACAACAGCAATATGTTAATGAAATCATTTCTGAATATGATGAATTCATGAACACAATTTGTACTTATGGCTTTACATTCAATTTTGGTATCTCAGCATTAAAGAAACTGCTTAATTGGTATAAGAAACAATTAAATGGTTTTCTTGATACCATTGAAAGAAAAAAGGAAGACATACGAAGATTTATTCAAAAGTACATGAATAAGTTACAAGACTCAGGCATTTTTGATTTAATGGCCAAGTTAAGAAAATTCTTTAACTGTATTCTTGAACAAACCGATTCTTGTACATCATTGAAAACAACTGAAAACTTTTATACCAATGCGTTGAAGAAAATGAAAATTGAAGAATCGGGCACAGGCGGCTATAAGCTCGAGTCAAGCACTAATAATTCAATGATGAATGCGTTTGACTCTCGTCTTAACCAGCTTAACAATGTTAAAGACGAAATTCAAAAAAGCATTGATGCTTTGGTTAGTCCGTCTGCAGCCAGAGCTGCGTCAAAAGCATTTAACTTATCAAAACATGTATTTCCTGGTGGCATGAGCTGGAATGATATTAAACACGGCCGTTGGCAAAAGAATTCAATGGTTCATTACTTTACTGCTAAAAAGGATAAATTCATGGAAGTATTCATGGGAAGACATGGGTCAAAATTACCAGGCGATACATCAACTGAATTTGTACTTAGCGGTATGAAAATTAATGATAAGACTGGAAAGATAGTTGTTGATGTAAATGGCGTACATGAAGAAATAGATGTGAATGATCCTGTGATGATGCGTGCATACTCTGGTGCAGTTACATTAAATATACTAGATACACCAATAGAGTATTACGTTGAAGGCGATGAAAATGCTGATGCACCTGATTCATTCTTTTATAACGGTGAAATTATTTCCGCTCTTCGCGCATCAATTATGATATCTGTTGAAGGCGATACCGAACTTGAAAAATTCTGTAATGAACGTGTTGCTGGTGTTGCTGGCAGATTGCGTGAAGATCAGTTAATGGTTGAATGGTGATTTTATGAGTAAAGCAGAAAAACAAAGAGACATACTTTTTGAAGCATGCAAAAAGATAGCAACAAATAAAAGAACACCTGATTGGATCTCAGGTGCTCTTACACAAGCCGTTATGGCAGCAAAAGCGGTGCAAGATGATATATGGGACGAAGGTCTCAATTCAATTACTGAACCAAAAGTTCAGTTACCTCCTGCGGTTGGTAAACTTGCACACATTGACATGCTTGACAATTTGCCATATAAGATAAAGCTTTTGAGCGAAAGCGAAGAAGTTGAAGGCGTAAGACTATGGCATGTACAAATTGTTGAAGGTACTGGGCCACACAAAGTTGGCGCAATAGTTTATAATGTTCCTGAAACATGGATTCATGATGTGGAGGCATAATGTTACCATTATCAGCAAATAATGATTTTAAAAATCAAGGTGCTAAAAGCGAAAACCCATTTCGTGATTGGAACGGTGAATCATTGGTTAACCATGCCGAGATATTTGGTACTGATGCTATAGACCAAGCTATTGAAGCAGTAATTGTTACTGAGCCTTATGAACGACTGTTTAACCCAGAATTTTGTTCGCCATTTTATAGACTTTTATTCCAAAATGAAAATGATGCTGAAGCAATCATTGAAGAAGTGTTTAACCGTATAGAACTATGGTGCGGAATTGAAGTTGCTCGTGATGAAGCACTTGTTGAAATTGACTCGGCAAATCATTCCGTTGAGTTAACTATACCTTATTATTACAATAACCGCTTAAGTAAACACGTATTCTCAAGAGCTATATCAGCATAATAAATAATTCAAAAGGTTGATACATTATGCAGCAGTTTATGTCATTTAGTGATTATGTTCAGGCACAAATGAACCAAGCGTATAACCGCGAGGACATTCGTGAAACGCCTACAGTAAATCCAGAGACTGATAAGCCGTCTGGTGTTATGGCAAAACTGAACCCTAAGACATGGAACGCAAAAATCATTGGTGATGAAAAGTATCTGTTCTTTAATAACCATCAGTTGAATGTATCAAAACTTAAAGACAAAATACAGCAACTATACAAAGCCAAAGGTTATGAACACTATGGCTTTAGTAAGCTTGGCGAGAGTGAGCTTGTGAGATACAAGACACTTAGAGATATCCTAATGTCAGAATTCCTTCGTTACGATACGAACGATGAGCTCGACCCTGCGGAAATAGCACAAATCATTTTTGACCACGAGGCTAAGGACTTTACTTGGCAGCCTGAGCCTTTAACGTTATAGGAATTTTTCTCATGACAAGCACAACAAATAAATTACTTGAAGTCAGACTAAAAGTTGATGCGTGGATAATTGAAGAAACACTAACACGCATGGGTATCCCTGACATCAAGAATAAAGTTTTATACCAGTCCTGCCATTTACTTAAACAGTTTGGCACATATTATCTTGCACATTTTAAACAACTTTTTGTACTTAGCCGTGGTAAAGACGGTTATCCTGGTTTTGGTAATGTTTCTCTTGAAGACATTGAGCGTCGTAATTCCATTGCATTTTGTTTGTTGAAATGGAATATGATTGAAATCGTTGAACCAGAAGAAATAGAAGAACACTCAACACGCATCTTTGTTTTACCGCATGCTGAAAAACATAACTGGCAACTAATCAAGAAGTTTAATGTTAAAAATTTAGATAGCGAGTATATTCAATGATTAAGAAAAGAATGCTTAATGAAGCTGAATTTAGCGATGGTTTTAAACTGTCTGACGATAAGAAAACAATCGTCGGATTTAATGATCAGTCTGCTGCTAATGAATTTGGTAACAAGTTTAAAAAGGATGAAACTGGCAAATGGAAGTTTGAAGGTAAAAAACACAGCTATGCCGTTTCTGATGATATGCAAGATAAAATTGCACAACTTGTTGATAAATGGAAAAAGAATAATAAAAGCAGCCATAATAACAATGAATATAATACACCATCTACATGGGAAAACATTGGTAAGTCATTATGCTTCTTAGTTATTCATAACTTAACTGATGGTAAGATGAAAGGGTTTGAGGCTAGTGGCGGCGATAAAAACATCAGTGGCGAAAAATTTGCCGAGAGCGTTAAACCTGAGGATATGCTTGACCGCTTCAAAAATGCATTTAAAAACATTGATGAAATTGATGATAATTTCCTTAAGAAGAATAACATCTTCCAAATCATGGATAACTTCGCGGCGCGTGCAGCATATCACGAAGCAAAAAATGAAGATAAACTAAATCAGGACCAACTTGACAAATACGGCACTGAAGAAGATGGCAAATTTAAATACAACATTGATTTTATTAAGTCAAACACAGCAACCAAATCTTATTACACAAAAATCTTTAATGAATTTCAAGACGCATTAGATGAAGGTGTAAAGGCTGGTAAAGCTGAAGTTGATAAGTTAAAATCTGGAGAAGGCGGTAAAGTAAAGGATCCGCTAACTGGTCAAACTGTTAGTGTTGATAAAGACAGTTTTAAAAAACAACTTGCAAAAGGCGCATTAAATAAAGCAGGCGAAATTGCTGGAGATTTACTTGGCATTAATGATGGCAAAGATATTTTCAGCATGGCTATTAGAGGCGTTATCGGAATGATTAAAGATAACGGCGGCATTCGCAAAGTTTTAAAAATGGGTAAACAAATTGCTTGGAAACAGAATGGAAAACTAAAAAACAAAGATGTTAAAAAACACGTTGATGATCTAAACAAAGACATTGAAAAACGAGCTAAGAATAAGGAAATTCCAGAGTAAGAGGTTAACACATGGCTGATAAAAAACAAGATCAGTTTGCTGAAATCAATAAAAAGGTTAAAGATCAGGTTGCGGAATGTTTTAATCTAATCTGGGGTAAGCATATTGCCCATTTTGGACTAGCGGATATACCAATTGGCGATGGAGCTTCAGCTTCAGGTGAAGAAATTTTTCTTACTGAGAAAAATGATGAACAAAAAACTGTTTTCATGCTTCAGCCATCATACGCAGATAAAGGAACATCTTTTGTAAATCACAATAAGAAACTTTTATCAGAAGCTATTGGCATATATTTGGATTTTTACAACAAGTCATTAAAACGGTCAAAAACTTGGAGATCACAAAAGGCATTTGAAGGTGCTAAGGGCGATTATATTCTTAAAGGCGAATCATTAAAGCTAAAAGACAAAGTTGAATTTGAAAACCCTGAGGACGAAAAGACTGCATTAGCTAAAGCTAGCGAAATTGAAAAACTTTTTGAAATAATCAATAATTACCAGCTTAATAGAATAGCTGAATATGCAAATGAAAAAGCCGCTGCTGAACTAACAAAATTCAAACAGGAACTTGATGGCATTAAAATTGAAAACTTTGAAAATCCTATTCCTGTTAAAATAATCGGCGAAGAAAATAAAGACGACGAACAAGAAATACCGCAGGAAGTTGAAAAAGATGCAGGTAATGCAATAAAAAGCACAATGGCTATGCCTCAACATGTGGCTGATAATGACTATGATAAGAAGCTTGCGGCAACAAAGAAACAAATTGAAGAAGGCCGTAAAGCATTAGAAGACTGGATGAATAATGATGAGGACGCTAAAAACCTTATCATTAAAGCAGCAAAGCCTTTTGAAAAATATGCTAAGCAAATGCTTCCACAAGTTTGGCTATTTGCTCATGTGAATAAACTAAAGGCTATGTTTGAATCATTGTTGGAATACAATGAAATGTACAACTTGTTACTTGAAGCTGGCGAAGAAACTGGTGAAGGCGATTCATCAGAACAACCCAGTGATGCTGAACCTAGTGGTAATGGCGCACCTGAAAATGATGCTGCTGCCAAGGGCAATGATGACCAGGCAAATAAAGAAAAAGAAGAATGGAAGAAAAAAGCCAATGAACTGCTTAAAGGCATTGACGAAATTCTAAAGAAAGAAAAACCATCTGAATTTGCTTCTGCTTATGAATCCTGGGGTAAGGCGGTTACTGAATTATTTAATAACATGGCCGCGAATGATAAGCTGAAAGAAAAATTAGCTGAAATCAAGGATGAAGACCCGTACGTCAAACTTTGTACTGTAGGTCATATTGTTACCGCTAAAGAAGGCGAAGGCGATATGGATCCTAAGGAAGCTGAAGAAAAAATCAAGGCTGCCCTTAAGGGTAAGAACCCTGATGATTTGACTGACGAAGAAAAGGGTGCTATGCTTTCTGGACTACAAGGCAATGGCGTTCCAGAAGATATCATTAAAAAGACACTAAATATGGGTGAAGCTTTCACAAATAAAAACTTCTTAACAACACTACGAAGTTTCTTAAAAGAATCAGCTAAGCGAGTATAAATAAGTATAGCGTGGAAATAAAACTCCACGCTATCTTTATGATGAAAGGTGGTTTATGACTGATAGTGAAATTGATGAATGTTTGTCTGAAATAAAGGCTATCCTAGAAGATGTTTCAGTTTTAAAAAGCCACGGCATTTCATATGAACAGGTATGCAGCGTTCCGCAATTCTCAAATATGATATTGCTGTTTAATTACTGGGGTTTATATGAATCTGACCCCGAACTAATTAAGTTAGCTCTGTATTATGCAACGAATGACAACTGGGATTACATTAACGAGAAAATTTCAGATATATGGCTTAAAAAAGCTAACCTTGAAATTGAGCAAATTATTAAGGAAATTGAAAATTCTTCAGACTGATAACCTTTATAAATACAATATAGAGGTAAAGACGGTATGATTTACGAAAACAATCCAGCAAGACCAGGATACGTTCCTTTCCCGGAACCGCATCATGTTCGCCAGCCATATCCGTACCCGGTTCCACCCCGTCACATGAGTGACTTAGAACCGGCTTTTGTTGTACGCCCTGGTGAAGACTGTTGCCCAGACCCGCAGCCTGAATGTGAATGCGTTACAACAGGCGATGTTATGCGTTGGAACCATGCCGCTGATATTACCGAAAGTTTGACTGAAGAACAAATTGCGGGTTTAACTTCAATCCCTGATGTATCTGAAATTATTGCATCAGCATCAGCTTGGAATAACTGCTATGATACTGTTTCTGCAAATTCTGCAGACTGGGAAGAAATTCGTAAGCTATCAAGTTTCTCAGCTGATACACTGAATAAGTTTGATGAAATTGAAAGTGCATTTGATAATGTAAATAAAAACATTAGCGCTGTAGAGAAAAAGATACCTGATTATCATTTTGATGTTTCAGGATACTTTCCTTCAATGACAGGTGATGGTTCTAGCGGTGCACCATACGGCGTTAAAGATTGGCAATCATATGCAAATTTAAGAACTGATTTAAATGACATATATTCTCATATCATTGAAATTCCAGCATCAGACGGATATGCAAAACGATGGATTTTTGATGGCACTAAAGCATACGTCACTGACATCAATACCAGATTTTCAAGGGTTGATGAACATGATGATGAACAAGATGGAGAGATCAAACAATTATGGGATGAACTCAGCGGCACTAAGAAATATGCACAATCTGCGCTTAATGAAGTAAAAACATATTTACCAGGACATGGCATTTCAATTTTACCTTATTCAGTAGGTGAAACGAATGAATATGTTATTGCCATTAAACCAGGCGATCTTGATTATGTAATTCATGACCAAGTTAAAGAAATTGCTACTGAAACAACTAATGACATTTTAAACGGTAAACGATATGTAGAATTTGTAAAACTTAGTAACTATCCAAAAACAACAGCTGACATCATCAATTCTACTGCTAATAAAACAATTTATGTTGCAGTTTAGGTAATATCATGGACATCGCACAAGTTCTTAATGCATTGCTTTCAAGTGGAAACGCCGTTGGCCTTACACTTTTCAGCATTTGTTATCTTATCATTTATTTTCAGCGTAAATCTACTGGTGAAAAACGTAACAAGGTTGAAGACGAATTACGTCTTCAAATTAAACTAGCTAATGACAAAGCAGACGCCGCTGAACTAGCAGCCCAACAGAAAATTGAAGAAGCTGTTGAGGAAATGCAAGAAGAAATAAATACATTAAAGACAGAGAGGCTTCTGATGGCAAAAGACATTGAAGTTCTTAAGAACGATGTTGGCGGCGTTAAAGAAGATGTTAAGGAAATCAAATTAACATTGAGCAATATCGCCGTTTCAATAGCCGAACTTGCTGCAGCTGCTAAAGTTAGAAACGAAGAAAAACAAGGGTAAGTATGGACAAAACTTTTAGTCAATTTTTAGCTGAAAGTAAGGTGTTCACATCAAAGGAAGATAACCCTTTGATTTACACACTAATCATACCAAAGCTAGTTCAGTATGATGGTTGTAAAGACACCGTAAAGGATGATAAGGCGCTTTTTGAACTCGTCAATAAAGTTGAAAAACTGATGAGTAAACTTGACGTTAAACAGCTTAAAAAGTTATATAATCCTGTAGTAATGTTTAACGTGTTTGAACAAGAAAGCACGAAGAAAGCAACCAAAGAATTTGTGCTTCAATACTTTACTGAGTTTGAACAGCAAATTGCTGGCGAAGAGGTTACTTTTGAAGGTGCATATAAAATACATTCCACATTTAAGCAGTTAAAGGATAGCGAAGAATTTAAAGCATATCTGCAATCCTTATAAATAAAATATAAAAGGTTTTAGGAGATCTAAAAATGGCAAAGAAACAACAGAAGGCTACTCGCCGTAAGACAAATTTGTATGAAGGATTCCTTGATGGTGCTGAAGACGAAGTAAAGACACCAGAGGAAGCTCCTGTTGAAACATCTGAAGAAGAAGGTGCAGAAGGCGCTGAAGAAGAAAACGACATCGCTGAAGAACCTTTAGGCGATGATGAACTCGACGGTAATGGCGACGGCGAAGCTGATGACGCTGCATCTAACGAAGAAGCTGGCGTTGAACCTGAAGGTTCTGAAGCTGAAGACAATTTACAGGATACATTGCAGACACTTATCACTGCTGTTCAGGGTTTGACTGACCAAATCGCAAAACAGAACGGTGAAGGTGGTGATGACGAATCTACAGGTGATGATGATTCCGCTGGTGCTGAAACATCTGACGAAGAAACAGCTGAACCTGAAGAAGATGATTCTGATTTTGAAGGCGATGAAGAAACATCTGAAGAAAGTTCTGATGAAGAATCAAGCGAAGAAGAAAGCTCTGATGAAGAAAGCTCAGACGACGAAACTACAAACGAAATGTTGAAACCTTTCTATAAGCGCGGCAAAATGCTTCACGAAGATTCTTCTTACTTGCTAGGTAAGCTTGAACATTATCGCTTTGACAAGCTTGAACCTGTTATCATGGCTATCGCTGAGTCAAAGATTCGCCGTCGCATTGAAGGCGCCAAGTCTCAATTCCGCCAGGAAGCTATTGCTGCTCGTTTGAACGGCATCTCTTCCGACGAAGAATAATCGTTAAACATTTCTAAAACCTATTAAACGGTGGTCGGTTTCCGGCTGCCGTTTTTTCATATATAAATACTATATGAAACAGTTTGATAAATTATGTGATACATTCAATATAGATGGCGTAAGCGAAAGCGTCATTAATGCTGCAATAGCACCTCCGGCACCAGTTGTAGTTCCCGATGAAGACGAGGACGAAACTGATGAATCCCCTGAGACACCTGAACCTCAACCGCAGCTAACCTATAAAGGTCAAAAATATACACTTGACTCATTCCGCTATATGAAGTCTTTGCTACAGCAAAAGATTCAAACGGACAGTGATGTTTTGGCTACAATGCAACAGATGTGTAAGGTTGGTGCTAACGCTCGTCTATTTGAAGTATATGCAACTTTATCAAATACTGTTGCGGCACAAATTAAACAGCTGCAGGATATGGAAAAGGTGATGACTGACTATCAGGTCACTGAAGAACGCGAAAAAATGCAGCGCGAAAACATGGCTCAAAAGGAACGCCTTTTACAGATTAAAGCTGAAGCTGGTGCTGGTGGCAATACTTATAACATTCAAAATAACACAAACCTTTGCTTAACCTCAACTGAGCTCGAAGCAATGCTTGAAAAGGCAGACACAGATCGGCAAATAAATACTGCACAGATTTCAACGGATTTTGATTTAGAATAAGATGGTTAAGTATTCAACTTTTTATAGGATTCAAGAACGCGATAAGTTCTTCAACAGCTTTTGTAAGCGATACATAAAGACGAATGACGAGTCTTTACGCGAAAGCATGGAAGACACTGCTTTTGAGCTTATGGAAGTTATTGTGAAGATGCTTCTTGATGACAACCTTGATGATTTAGTTTATATCTTGTCAAAGCAAAATGCTAAACACGCTCGAGTTTTCTTTGACTATTTCACTGGCCTAAAAACAAAACATATGAAAAAGGCCGATATCGTTTCGAGTGTGAATGAATTTTTTGACCAAAAGGAGAAAGACATGAAAGACATTGCGGCTTACCTTAAGGAAACAGTCAAGCCTGTAAAGCTTGAACTAAAGTATAAGCCATTTAAGTTGAATGAAGCTGACGATGATGGCGGCGATATGGGTGGTGACGACGCTGGTGGTGATGATCCGTTTGGTGATGACGCTGGCGGAGATGATCCATTCGGAGATGATGCTGGCGGAGATGATCCGTTTGGCGACGGCGGAGACGACGCTGGTGGCGATGATTCTAGCGGCGGTGACGACGATGAAGAAAAGGACGGCGACGACGAAGAAACTGAAGAAGATGAATACGATATTGAAGGCCACGAAGACGATCCTGAATTTAAGGGCGTTCAGAAAACAGGCGATGTCGTAAAGCCGGCAGCTGCTGCAGCTTGCGTTGTTAGCATTGATGAAGTGATGGTTGCTTTGAATGCAATGATTAACTCATTGCCTGATAATCAGCTTGCTGAAATTGAAGCAGTTAAGAAAGCCGTTACTTTGATTTTCAATGGTAAGATTCTTAAGCCTGAAGATGTTACATTCCAGAATCCTAAGAATGCTGCATTCCTAATCAAAAAGCTAAGCGATAACTTGAATGAAAAAACACGCCATTATTTGGTCCGCAAAATCAAGGAGCCTTTGATTAAGCTCCGTGACCAGAACAAGGAAGAACTGGCTGCTATGAAGAACGATACTCAGAATATCAGATCTACCTTGTCCAAAATGGACATGTAATTAACAAAGGACAGATAGGCTACTACCCCTATTTGGCGTGCTGTTGCCTCAGCACGCCTAACTTTTATAAATATCAAAATGGTAGGCAAACCATTAAATGAAGGTAGTAATATGATACAAGAAATATGTCTTGAATGCGGGCAAATTGCTGTATTAAATAAGCATGTTAGAAAACATGGCTTAACATCCGAAGAGTATTACAGAAAATGGCTAATGAAACCAAATGAAGGTTTCTGTAAAGTATGCGGTAAACCAACAAAGTTTTGTGGCTTATCTGAAAAATGTTTTCAACCATACTGTAGTAATAAATGTCATAATAATGATGCTGAATACTTAGCTGACCGTAGCGAAAAACGCAAAAATCTTTCACCCGAAGCAAAGGCCGCTATTCGTGCCAAACAGATTAAAACTTGGGAAACAACTATGGGCAATGATTGGGCAAAGATTATGGCACATAACGGTTTTGAAACTTATAAGAAACGTACAGGCTATGATACACCGTGGCATGATCCGGCAGTAAAACAAAAATGCCGTGAAAGATGGAATAATGAAAATTCGCCGGCATGTTTAGCTGATGTTAAAGAAAAGATTTCAAAAAGTACCAAGACTTATTTTGATGAAACCAAAGAAGAACGCATTGCTTTACAGTTAAAACATTTACAAGAAAAGTGTAAAGACTTGATAGCTATTGACGGCAATTGGAAAATTTACAAATGTCCGAACTGTGGCGCTGAAACAAAAATAGGATCTAAGGCTATTGGAACTGCTGTTAAATATAATGATTTTAATCATTTATGCAGCAAGTGCCATTGCATGAATGGCACATCATTTAAGGAACAGGAACTGATATCATTTTTAAAAACATTTGACGAAACTATTATAGAACATGATAGAACTATTTTAGCAGGTAAAGAGCTAGACGCGTATATGCCAAATTTAAATGTAGCATTCGAGTTTGATGGTACTTATTGGCATGCCGATCCGCGATTTTTTAATGAAGACGCGATTATGCGTTATAATCATGATGGATCACCTTTAACTGCTGGAATGATTTGGACCTATGATAATGAAAAAACTTTACTATGCCAAACAAAAAATATCAAGCTAATACGCATACAAGAATATGATTGGATAAATAATCGTGAATATATAAAAAACAAAATCAGTGAGGTTATTAACAATGTTAAATGCAACAACGAATGATGGTAAAAATTTAGCACTAATCCTATACGGCGACACAAGCGGCTGCTCACACTACAGGCTCCGTTGGAACGCTTTGTATTATGCCGGACATGAACATCTTGGCTTTGTACCTTTGCTTATGCCATTTCCAATCTTTGATGGCAATTACCTAGCTCGTGCAAAGGTCATCATCATGCAACGCCCAGTTGCAAGAGAACATATTGAAATTGTCAAGCGATACAAGGCACTGCAGCCTAAGTTTGGTTATAAACTTGTATTTGAAGTTGATGACCAAGTTTTCCAGATTGATGGTCAATGCGTGCCTGAATACAATTCAGCATCATTGCATTTTGATGGCAAAGACACGACCGAAGTTTGCCGTGAAGTTCTACCGATGTTTGATGAAATCGTTGTTTCAACAGATTACTTAAAACAGAAGATGGAAGAAATTTTTGATGTGCACAATGTAACTGTTATTCGTAATGTTGTGCCTCGCTTCCTTTGGTCTTATCCTCGCAAGCAGGAAATTACCGAAGACATCAAAAAGCCAACGGTTGTTTACTCAGGTTCGCCTTGCCACTATCGTAACCCTGTTCCTAAGCGTGATCCGTCCCCGCTGGAGCCTAAAGGCTTCCCAGGTATTTCACCGTTGAAAGGCGATATGGATAATGCTTGGTGTGATTGGGTTGTCAAGAATGTTCGTGAAGATAAAATTAACTTTGTTGTAATGGGTGCATTGCCTTGGTTCTGGGAGTGCATCAAAGACAAGATTAAGTTTATCCCGTGGGTTGACTGCAATAGCTTCCCAAGACAGGTAATGGAAACTGGCGCTGATTTTAGTTTCGCACCGCTTGTAAACAATACATTTAATAAGTGTAAATCAAGCCTTCGCTTTACTGAATCTTGTGCCGCTGGACAGGTATTCTTGGGAACTGTATTCACAGCTGATAAGTATAGTCCATACGAAGAAATTCATGAACTAGGTAAAGTTCCTGATAATGCAACTGTTGAACAGATTGATGAAAAGTTCTGGAATCTTTGTAAAAAGGAAAACTATAATAAGGTACTTAACTGGCAGTATGATTTCATCAATAATGCAGGCTACTGGCTCGAAAGCGATAAGCATGCAAATCAGTGGCTATCAATGGTTGATAGTGGCGCGGTTTGCAAGACGCCGTTTATCTAATCATATAGAACCATTTATGAGGGGACTTAGGTCCCCTCTTTTTGTGTATAAATACAAAAAAAGGAGAATGGTATCTAATGGATTGGTCTGAATATCTAAATCAGCAACTGACTGAAACCCTTAAGAAGAAAGTAGTCATTCGTAATTCAAAGAAGGTCTATAAATGGGTTAGCTCAGACCCTGATAAGTATGATGTCGTTCGTGATGCAAATGGCAACTTTCACGAAGTACCGCGTGATAAAGCATTGGACAAGAAAAAGTCGTTAATCGCAAAAGTTGTTCAAAAAACAGCAAAGAGTAAAGGCAAAGCGAAACGAGCAGCATCCTTTAAAGCGCGTGAACGCGTTGGCCTTGAATACAATAAAGAAATGCCTGACATCGTTAGATCTCGTGGCCCAGGCGGACATGTACCGGGTGGCCCGATGAAAGAAGCTACTTTGAATGAAGCACCACATTCATACTTATATAGTGATGATGCCGGGGATCATATCTGGGACTTTTATGCTGAAATCAGAAACGACTGCAGTTGGCTTCTTGATGTAGTTTCAATTTATCAAGATCGTAAGTTAATGACTCAGGACGGTGGTGCTCAAGAAAACGAAGAGCTACTTGATATTCCTGAAGAAGCACTTCCTGAGATTACTGACAATCTAATGTATAACATTGAGTTCTTGCTTATTGCTGCGAAAGATTTCGTAAGAGCTCCAATGGACATTAAAAACAAGTTCAAAAATGGCATTCCTGTTAAACTTTTTGATGCGTTGAAACCATACATTGATAAGATGCAACGCAAAACTCCGCTGTCCGACTATCAGGACGACAATAAATAAACTAGCAGTGAGGATATAAAATGGATTTTCAATTATGGAACCCGTTCTCTAGCCGATTCTTGCAGGTGATACCTGATAAGGCACAGACTAGAGAAAAAGAAACAAAGCTAAATTCATACGGTGTTGGTGAAGACACACTTGACTTGGGTAAGCTCATTCGCGGCTATTCAAATTCAAGCACAGTAACCACATACCCATTTGAACAGAATAACATTGTCTTTGATACCTTGTTCACAACAAAGCGTCAGCGCGTGAACTGGTACCGCACAATGTCAAACTATTCATTCGTCAAGAAACTTATCAATATCATTTGTAATGAATGTGTTGCTAAGGGCGTAAACGGCGAAATGGCAAGGCTAGAAATTGACCCTGCATATCGCGACCAGTTTACTGATTATGAATACAATTCATTGGTCAAGGAATTTAACTACATCATTAACGCTGTGCTTCAAAAGAATAAGCTCAAAAAGCTTTTCCGTAAGTGGCTTATTGACGGTGAATTATTCCTTGAAGTTTGCTTGAATGATGAAGGCGACTGTATCGCTGGTGTTAAAGCATTGCCTCCGTACTGCACGCTTTGTGTTTACAATGAAGGCATTTTGACTGGCTTTGTTCAGGACCCATCTTTGATTAGCCCAGAACATTCAAAGAATGAAATTAAAACATTTACACGAAACCAAATCGCTTATTCAAATTACGGCGTTTACGGCAATAACCTTAATGATGTCAAGGGACACCTTGAGGCTGCCATTCGTCCAGTGAATATGCTTCGCGCTTTGCAGGACGCACAGAACGTTTATTTCCAGACCCGTGCTCCTGAAAAACGAATTTGGAAAATTGCTGCTGGTAGTAAGCCTCCTGCTCAGCAACAGGAATACTTACAACAGTGCATCTATCAGTATCGTCAAGATCTTCGTTTGGATCCTCATACAGGCCTTGTAAACGGTGCACAAAATACACAAGCATTGACTCAGGACTTCTGGTTTACAACTGACCGTAATGGCCAGGGTTCAACGGTTGAAACATTCCAGGGTGGACAAACACTTCAGGGTTTGACTGAATCTATTCAGAGCTATCGTGAAGAAGTTGCTGATGCTATGGAAGTTCCGGGTACTCGTTGGAAGGGTGAACCGGGTTCATCACAGTATGTTCAGGGCGTTGAAGGTTTGAGCATTGATGAAAGCTCATTCCAGTTACGCTGTGATGAATGGGCTAGCGATTTTGTTGAAATCATTAAGCAGCTTCTTATCGTTCAGCTACAGGTTGCTGGCTACGATGAAAAGTATTTGGACAATAAGATTTACAACATCTCATTGATTCCTGCTACTGATACAACAAAATATCGTGAAATGGCTCTCGCAGAAAAACGCGCTGCTGTTCTTGGTTCTGTTGCTACTATGATGCCTACCAGAGCTAATATCAAGGACAATGGTGACGAAGCTCCTCCGATGTTTGCTACTAACTTCGTATTGGGAGAAATGTGTGGTTATTCAACTGAACAGTTAATGAAGAATCGCCAGTCTCTTGAAAACGAAATCGCTGAAATGAGAATTAAGGCTGAAGCTGCTAAGGAAGAAGGCGGCGACGATTCTGAAGATGGCGGCGATGACGGAGACATGGACTTCTAATGGAATACCAAGGACAAAAAGCAATAATTAGCCTAACTTCCTGGAAAGGAAGAATAGGCTTTACAACACCAGTAGCAATTTATAACCTAATTAACAAATGCCCAGATTTTCATATTGTGCTATGCTTAAGCGAAGATGAATTTCCGCAGAAAGAAAAAGATCTTCCGTTACTAATACAGCAGCTAGCAGAAACACGCATTGAAATTTTATGGGTAAAACGAAACTATAAAACACTTAAAAAGGTTTTGTTTACGATGGCTAAGTATCGTAATGTGCCTGTTATTTCTGCTGATGATGATTTACTATACACGTGTAATTATGCTCAAGCTTTGTATGATGCGTGGGTAAACAGCCGAAATAAAATTGTGACTATGGGATTAGAAGATTTCCGCAATGGAAATTACACCGCCGGCTGTGGGACTTTATATTCACCTGGTTGTTTTGAAGATCTAGATGATATTATCACTAGTATAAATAAACCTGAAAACGAAATATACTTTGATGATGACGACGCATTTATGGAAGTTCAGCGCTGTAACCATCTTATCGTTCCTGAACACGTTCATTTTGATGGTCCGACATATGAACAGTTAGCAACAACGGCACATCAATATGAAGTTTATACTGTTGCAGAATTACATGGTAAGATTAGAATGAAACAGGGTAAAGACACAAACGGTTTCATCTTTACTTACTTAGGACTGTAAACATTATAAATAAAATATAGAAAGGAGATTTTAATCATGGCCGAAAACAATATGAGCGTTTTTACTACTAAGATTAAGAACTTAGAAGACCTTGCTAAACAGTATCTATTTCAGGTAACATTCAAGTTTGATAATAAAGCACTAGCTGATATGCTTGGCACTGAAGATTTGATGCTTCGTGCTAAGACTGCATCTATGCCTGCTAAATCATTCGGTGAATTAACCACTGAATATATGGGCTCAAAGCTTGTTTACCCTGGTAAGGCAACTGTAGATGGTGACCTTTCCATTACATTTGATGAATTCCAGGATATGACAATTTCTAAGACATTCCATCGCTGGCAGAACTTGATGTTTAACCATGCCATTGATGATGACATTGATGCACAAGGCACCACAGGTGGCGCATATTCAAATATGCTTAAGGATTATACTGCAACTATCACTGTTGACTTGTATGATTCTACTTTGACTACAAAGCTACCTATTTCCTATGAATTCAAGTTTGCATGGCCTAAGGAATTTACATCTGCAGAATTGAATATGGAAGGTGACGGCAAGATTCAGCGTTCTGTCACATTTAAGTATTCTACTTATAAAGTAATTTCAAACCGTTAAGAGGTAAACAATGGATTTAGCACAGTACGCCATCAGCGAGTTGGAAAGCACTCGCCCCGTAAATGAATCTACATCGGTCTACGGTAAGACTGATGTATTCAAGGGTGATAAGTACTGCGGTCCTCACCATCACGATTACGTTTTGTGGGCACCCCAGATTGGTTGGGGCAAGACCGGTGACGCATTAGACGATCCTGAAAAGGGCAAGATCTGTGCTGGAACCCATGAACATATGATTGTGGATGGTAAGGTACTTGAAGCATTTGGGCATACTCATAAGCTTCTTGCAGGTACTAATGTTCTAGATACAAACCCTGCTCCAATGCAGGCAACAAAGGTAGTGGAGGTTGACGACTAATGGAAAACGAAGTTCAAATTGAAGTTCAGACAACTGCTCAGAAAGAACAGGTTCCAACCGACTTCCTCTCATTCCTTGCTAGCACAACAGACAATGAATGTTCAAAACTTTACACCTTTGCAGTTGATGCACTAACATTTTCAAACAAAGTAAACATTTATCATTGGACTTGTAAGTCCGGTTTCCAGCATACACACTTTGAAGAAGTTTACGAAATTATCAGAAAGTTTGCTGACAAGCTCGTTGAAACGGTCATGTCAATGGGTTACGAATTTAAGATCGAGTCAAAGAACTATCTGATTAACGGTGAACTATTTGATTTTGAAGGTGCTATGCTAAAGCTTCAGGCATTCCGAGATGAGCTAGAAGCGAAAAAGAAACAATACTCTACAAAGATTTCTTTGGATAATCTCTTTGGTGATACCATTGAGGCGTTAGATAAGGAAATTGGACTCTTGAAGAATTTTACCTAAGGGTTTAAAACATACTGCCGTGGACTGAAACATGTCCACGGTTTTTCAGACTTATAAACCTAGGATATTTGGTTTGAAAACCTAATAAATAATTTAAGAGTATGGAAATAACACATCTCGGTGTATAAAACAAATTGGAGGATTAACATGGATAAGATTATTGAAAAACTTGCTGGTGTCCTTTCCGCAGAAGACTTGAATGAAGTCAAGGCTGCATTTGAGGCTGCTGTTACTGAACGCTTGCAAGCTAAACTCGATGAAGAAACTTCAAATCTTGCCAAGAAAGCTGAAGAATTCTGCCAGTTGAGAATCAAGGAAGCAGTTGAAAAGAAGACTGCTGAATTGGAAAACCTTGCTAATAAGTATTGTGAAGAACGCTGTGCCAAGATTACTGAAAAGGCACAGGCTCGCCTTGATGCTCAAACCAAGCAGTTGGAAGAAGCAGCTCAGCAATACATTTACATGTTCTTTGAAGAAAAGTATCAGGAACGTTGCGGCGAGGATCTCAAAGAGCTCGAAGAACGCTTGATTGGTAACCTTGACAATTATCTTGAATATACTATCTCCGAAAAGATTAGTCCTGCACTCATCAAGAAGACTGCTATCAACGAAACATATGAACCGATCATTAAGCTCATTCAGAATGCTTTTGAAGACAAGTTTGTGCCGCTTGACACAACTGGTACTCGTAAGATTCAGGAATGCAAGGTTGAAAATGCTCAGTTGAGAAAGGATCTTGCTACACAGTGCAACGAAGTTCACCGCTTGAATGAAATGGTGGACAAGGCTAATAAGCGTGCCCTTATCGCTGAAAAGACTGCAGGCATGACACCTAACCAGGTTGCTCGTGTTAAGAACATCTTTGAAAGCAAGAGCTATGCTACTACAAAGAAGGAAATTGATTCCTATGTTGAAGTTATGAATGAACGCGCCCCTATCATGAAGAGACCGACTCAGCGCCTTCAGGAAAACACAACATTGAAAACAAAATCCTTGAATGTAGAAGATACCACGGAAGATATCATTACTGAAAAATTCCAGCCAAAGAAGAAAATGTCACAGACGGATTCCTTCTTGCTCCAGGCTGCTCACTTTTCAAGAGAAAAATAAAAAGTCAAATAATAAATAAAATAAAATGACAAGCTAAATAGTTTGTCCCAGTGATTTAATTCAAAAACTCATCGGAGGATTAAATGAGAGGAATCAGACAAGAAATCGTTGAGCGCTGGACAAAGGAAGTTCCGGAAGGAATTTCTGTTGCCGACATTCAGAATCGCTATATCCGCGAAAACGTCGCTCAGTTGATGGAAAACCAGCAGAATGATGCAATGCATTCTACATTGAACGAAGACTTTGGTATTGGCGTGGGCGCTCCGCTCGGTGCTGACCAGGGTATCCCACACGGTGGTGACGCTAAGGCAGTTTTTGCTCCAGTTTCACTTGCACTCGTTCGCCGTGTGTTCCCGCAGTTGTTCGCAAACGTTCTCGTTGGCGTTCAGGCAATGCAGGGTCCTGTAGGTCTTGCTTACGCTATGCGTACAGTTTATAAGGACGAACTTGACCAGGGTAAGGTTGTTGAAGCTGCATGGAAGGACGTTCCAGAATACTCTGGCTTCACAGGTTCTACTGCTAACACAAGCGGCAAGATTGACGCAGGTACTGCAGTTGAAACTCAGGCTGCTGAAGGTTGGTCTATCAATGATCATGACAAGCAGGGTAAGATCCCTGAATTGGCTATCATGTTCAGCCGTCAGGCTATCGTAGCTGGCACTCGTAAGATTGCTTCTAGCTTCAGCCTTGAATCTATTGATGACATCAAGAAGATGCAGGGTGTTGACATGGTTAACGACATGGTTAACGTTCTTCAGTACGAATTGACTGCTGAAATTGACCGTGAAACAATCGCTCGTTGTAAGGCTCTTACCAAGCTCAAGACAATCCGTCCTGCTGCTGAAGCTGCTACTGACGGTTGGTCTGGTCGTTGGTCTCAGGAACGTTTGAGCAACATTGTTACTCACATTATCGCTGCTTCTAACGATATTGCTATCGCAACTCGTAAGGCACCTGGTAACATTGCTGTTGTTTCTCCTGCTGTCGCAACTGCTCTTCAGTCTGCAACACAGTTCTTCAACAAGATCACACACGAAGTAACAGGTTCTACTGCAACAGTTGAAGTTGGTGCTTTGAACGGTGGTCAGATTAAGGTTTACCGCGATGCTTACGCTGTAAATAAGGGCGTTGATAACGAAGAAGTTCTCATCGCTTACAAGGGCGCATCTAACGATGACGCTGGCGTAATCTTCTGTCCGTACGTTACTGGCGTGGTTAACCAGGCTATTGACCCGAATACATTCAGCCCTCGTATCGGTATCATGACTCGCTATGCATTCGCTAACAACATGCTCGGCGCAGACAACTACTACCGTACATTGAAGTTCGAAGGTCTTGCTGGTAAGATTGCTGGTGATACATACTAATCGGTAGACGGTAAATTAACAAGAAACATTTTTTCATAGGAGAAATAAAATATGAAACCTACAGTTCAAGCTCCTGACTTCTACAAGATTGGTAATGACTACGTTCAGGCACCGCTTTCTAGCTTCTACGACATGACACCGCTCACACTCGAAGATGCTATCGCTCGTGGCAATTCTGCTCTCGAAGGTGAACCTAAGTACTATCAGGATGGCATCTATACTAAGCTTGCTGCTGATCTCGCAGCTGGCGAATACAGCGCTACTCCGTTCAAGAATCCGGCAGGCTTTAACAAGCGCCGCGTATTCGTTGACAATACTGATGCAAATCTTCCTGAAGGTGTTGTTTTCAATACTACAGAAAACAACGAAACCCAGCCTGCAGTTCGTGAAGAACAGTATGGCAAGGGAGATATCATCGTTGATGGCATTAACGAA